AATACAGCACAAGAACAATCTATAAAAATATATTCTAATTATAAAGCATCAGTAGATTCTAAGTTGAGATTCAGAATTACAGAAGTAATCTCTGATAATACTCCTGTTCGTAGTACGGAACTTTATACTAAAGGAAATTTATGTCCAGGCGCTCCACTTGGATGGCAAAGAATTTTAAGATGGGATATAGATAAGATTCCAACCGTAGGATTTTCTTTGTCTGTGGGTAAGGAACTTGGCGAGAATGAGTTTATTTTTAGAGATTTTATAAATTCGCAGAATAGTTATTTTAAAGTTCTGCCCAATTATTTTTCAAAGCAGGGGTCTAAGGTAGACTGCAGGGCAGATATCACCTTCGAAACAGAAGATGTAAGTGCTATGAATTTAGACCCAGTGGCACAAGTTGAAATCACAAGCATTATAGGGAGAATGTAATATGGTAAATTGGATCAAAGCCAGATTGGCAGAAAGAACATCATGGGATGGTGGCGCACTTATTGCGATGGGTGTTGTTGCACTTCTCTTTGATGGTTTAATTACATGGGCTGCATATGCAGCGATTGTTTATGGTCTTTGGACTATCTGGAAATCAGAATAAACTATTGACAAAACGTGTGTTATAGCGTATTATACGCTGTAACACATATCTAAGGAGAATTTATTATAATGTTGAAACTTAAGAGTTCGAAAGAATTTAGTGATGAAATAGAAAAACAAGTTTCCAAATTAAACAGTTCGTATATCGATACAATCACATACTACTGTGAAAAGAATAATTTAGAAATAGAAAATGTAGTTTCTCTGTTGAGTCCTTTCATTAAAGAAAAAATTAAATACGAGGCAGAAGGACTGAACATGGTTCAGAAGTCTACAGAAAAATTGCCTCTATGATTACCATGTCTGGAAAAAAGATAGATGACTTTGAAGCGTTTAAAATTTATCTTGCAATGAAAAGTCATTTTAATAGTGAGTATGATTTTATAAAGTATAAGGGGAAGGTTTCACCAAAGAAAGAAACCTACTATAACAGGAGAGACAGAAGAACTTTTGAAGAACTTTCCAGAAGATTTGATAAAAAGAGTTTGGAAGAGTTTCTACTTGCTTTGTTCTTGAATGTAACAGAAAATGGTAATCTTGCAATTTCTCGCAATGAGTTTATGTGGACAGGAAATCTTTTAGATAAAGAATCTTATGATACATATAAAAATTGGAAGAAAAGAATTCAAAGTATAAAGTATACTTTTACTAATGATTGTCATGTGTTGTTTACAAGGGCGTCTGAAGAAAATATGGAATTCAATTCTATATTTAAATCTATTGACAATGACTACCCATTTATTGTATTCTTAGAAAAACGTGGAGAACTTTCATTAGAAACGTTAATTATCTTTGAAAAGATTTTTACTTTCATAGATAAGGTCAAAATAAATGATACAACTTATTGGCCTATATATACTAAGAAAGTAAAAGACTATATGTCTTTCTTGGACATAGATGTTAATTATTATGTTAATGTTCTTAGGGACATATTGATTGATGATTATTATGAAGATTATGGTCAATTAATTAAAAAAACTAGTTGACAACTCTTGGATAATATAGTATATTAGTAAAAATACAAAACGCATATAACGTATAAAGGAGAAAATTTATGTCTTTTGCAAACCTTAAAAAAGGTCGCTCTAACTTTGCCCGTCTTGCGGAAGAGTTGGAAAAAACCCAATCCCCACAACAAACCACATCAAATATCGATGATCGATTTTGGAAACCAACTATTGGTAAGGATGGTAACAGTTATGCTGTAATTCGTTTCCTTCCCCCTGCAGATGGTGAAGATATTCCTTGGGTTCGTGTGTTTAATCATGGATTTAAAGGCCCAGGCGGTTGGTTGATTGATAACTGTCTTACTACAATCAACAAACAGTGTCCTGTTTGTGAGTCTAATACTGAACTATGGAATACTGGTTCACAAGACAATCAAAACCTTGCCCGTGATCGTAAACGTAAACTTAAGTTCCTTTCGAACATTTATGTTGTAAAAGATCCTGCAAACCCAGATAATGAAGGAAAAGTTTTTCTTTACTCATATGGTAAGAAAATCTTTGACAAGTTGAACGAGGCAATGAATCCTCATTTTGAAGATGAGGCTCGTTACAACCCATTTGATTTTTGGGATGGCGCCAACTTCAAACTGAAGTATCGCACTGTTGATGGTTATGGAAATTATGATAAGTCTGAATTCGATTCTCAAGAAGCACTTTCAGATGATGATTCAGAATTGGAAACAATCTATAATCAACTATATTCATTGCAAGAGTTTGTAAGTGAAGAGAAGTTCAAGTCTTATGAACAACTCAAGGAACGCCTTGATCGTGTTCTTGGACTTCAACAGTCTGCAGTTTCAGTAGAAACAGATTTTGTTTCTGATGATTCTTCATACTACACTGAACCTACTCAGACTAAATCTGTGCCTGCGCCAGAACCAAAGTCTGTATCTTATGATGAAGATGAAGAAGACGATTCAATCTCATACTTTGAACGTCTTGCAGATGAAAGTTAGACAGTTGGTGGCACTGAAGTGTTAGTGTAAGACACGACACAGAGTCCATACAGGTAATAGAGGGTATACAACACACTCGACCGCCATCTATTATCGCATACAAAGAACTGAGTGTGGGAAAGGGCAGGGAGAAATCCTTGCCTTTTTTTTGTCTTAGATATGTTTAGATTGCATACCGAACATGTAATAATTATATGACAATTTTCTGCACTTGCGAAATAAATATTTGTGTCAGAATCGCTGACAATTCACACATATCATACACAGGAGAATAAAATGAGTGTCGAAGAAATTATTAAGAGTTTGAGTGTTCTTACAGTATCACTTACTATTGTAGCTGCAGTTATGTTTATGTCTATTTTACCGTATGTTAATTAACGGAGAATTAGATGACACAATTAGTATTAACAGCGTCAGAATGGTTAAACATTACCCCCCTTGTAGATTTTATTCGTGAGTTGCAAAAAAGAATAAAATTGAAAAAACTTCAAAAAGAAACTATAAAGGAATTAAATTCCCTATCTGATAGAGATTTGAATGATATTGGTATTGCAAGATCACAGATAAAATCTATTGCAATGGAATTGGATTTAAAAGATGTTTAAAAGAATTTTAGAAACTTTTGAACGTATTGGAAGAGCAAGAGCTGCACACGTTCTTGTACAGCAGGGTTTATACGAAGAAGCAAAAAGAGTTATGTGTGGGAACTGAAAGGTTCCTACCACGCTCCCACTAAAGATAACTTAGCATCCCTCACAGCACCATCAGTATGTCTTACTTCTGGTTTTTGTTTAGGCATAATCGTTGAATTATTTGTTACATTAGTCACGGTGTTTTGTTGCGGTGCATTTATAATGTTCGCAGCTTGTTTTGCCTCTGATGTAGATTTATCCATAGCAGCATTGTCCATCATATTAGACGCTTCTAATTTTTTGTTAGGAACATCACTTGAGAATGATTGTTGTGCAGAAACACCAGAATCAAAATCCATCATTTCTTGTGCAGATGGATTTGCAAATGCATTTTCTTCTTTTGGAGTGATGTTCAATTTGTCCAATTCAGCTTGTAGTTTTTCTATTTCTGCTGCATCTTCTTCTCTACCTTTAGAATCTCTACCCCAATAAACATTTTCACCACCTTCACTTCTGGTAATTCTGTCTTTTGCCTCTGCAATTTTTGACTGAAGCTCTGCTTTTTGATCTTCTGGAGAAATCTCTGGTGCGATTGCACCTTCTTCACCATCAAATGCACCCATATCCTTCGCCATGAGTCCAGCATCAATCGCTGTTGACGCAGCAGTCCCAACGCCTGGGATTATACTAGTAAGTCCAGAAAGTACCTCTAGGCCTGCACCAGAGAAGTCTCCACTAAATGCTCTTTGAGCACCAAATCCCAATCCTGCAATTAAACCAACGCCAGGGATTTTTTTCAATAAAGATTTCCCAAGTCCCTTACTAGCAGTTTTACCAGCAGTTGCGGCGCCCTTTGTGGCGACACTTGCGGCGCCCTTTCCAGTTACTTTAGATGCAAGTCCACTTATTTTCGCACCAACTCCTTTTGCTGGTGCTGTTATTTTATCCATTACTGATGGCATTTTTGGGGGCACTGAAATACTTGGCATTTTTGGAAGTTTGTCGGGTATTGCACTACCAACGCCTTTTATTCTATCAGGCATCGAAGTCATTGTATTTTTTACATTACTCGCAACATTACTTGCAGCGCTTGCTGTTTTCGCCGCTCCAGTTGCAGCAAGTCCTGCTACTGCCCCGCCGCCAAGTTTCAGTGCATTCAATCCAATGTTTTTAATTCCCCCTAATACACCTTTTGCAGCATTCAATCCACCACCAACAAAACTTCTTGCTCTTCCTGTAACCCCAGTTCCTACATTTCTTACAAAATTTCCAAGTCTGCCAAATCTTCCGCCACTTGCCCTATTTACTACTGAACCGACTCGGCCGACACCACTTCTTACCGCTCCTCCAACTCTTGAGAATGCACCTCTAATACCGCCTCTTCCTCTAACGTTACCTCGACCTCTTCTACCTCTTCGTCCATCTCCAACGCCGTCTAATAGGCCGCCTCCGACTCCACCTAACAATCCGTCTAAAAATCCACCCCCATCACCAGAGATTTCATCTAAGTTTCCAGTGTTTTCTGCAATCTGTTCGAGAAGTTTGATTTGTTTTTTCTCTAATTCTTGTTCTATTTTTCTTTCTCTATTAGCTTCTCTTTGATTTTCTAAATCTAATGGAGATGGATTGTCAGAAGTATCCTGCAAGAATTTTAGAAGATTTACTACTTCTTCTAGATATGGACTGTTTTCTCCAAGTTGTTCTTTTACTTCATCTAATTTTGTTGCAGTAATTTGAGAAATTTCACTTGGAGCGGATGCCTCTTCTGTAGATAAACTTTGAACATTTTCAGATGGAGATGGTATTGTAATATTTTCTCTATCATCTAATTTTGTTTCAGTAATTTGAGAAATTTCACTTGGAGCGGATGCCTCTTCTGTAGATAAACTTTGAACATTTTCAGATGGAGATGGAGATGGTATTGTAATATTTTCTCTATCATCTAATATTGGGGATTCTGATTGTGGGACAGATACTGGAGACTCTGACATATCAAGTCCATAACTTCTTTTAATAGACTCGATTTCATCTTTTCTTGCCTTGTTTGCATCTTCTGCCTCTTTTGCAATCTTTGCCTGACGAATTATAGCATTCTTTTGTTCGTCAATAACTTCTTGTTCAGTAATACCTCTTGCAAGTGCTTGTGCTGCTACTTCTTCCGATGTTATATTTGCTCTTGAGATTGCTTCTTCATTTGATATTTGTGTTCTTAAAACAGAAAATTCTTCTTCTTCAATTTTTTTCTGTTCTACAATTCTTCTTTGTCTCTCTTCTTCCTCTGCCTTATTTGCCTTACTTGTTTCTCTGAATTGTTTAATTCTGTCACCAACAAATGATGCGCCAAATGCTAATAGTGGACTACCACTCAATGCACCTGTAATAACTCCACCAATTCCACTAATTGAACTTTCTACTGTCTTTGTTGCAAGATCACCAATAGATTTTTTAAATGTAGTGTTTTGTTTGATACTTTCTTGGGATGCTCTTAATATCTCTTGAAGTGCTTTCTTTTCTTGGTCAGTAGCACCTTCTAGTTGTGCCAAATCGGCATCAAGAAGGTCTATCTTCTTTTTAGTTTCTTTAAATTCTTTTACAGATATACCTTCTTGTTGTCCAAGAATATCAGCAACTTCTGCAAGGGCCTGTCTAGCTGCGGCAGATTGCAACTGATCGGTTGCAGCGCTAAATGAAGCAGACAATTCCTCTTGGTTTTGTCTGATAAGTTTTTCTGTTACCGCTTTTAGATCAGGACTTGCCATTTATTACTTCTTCTTATCTGAATATGCGTTGCCCGCAAAGAATGCGGCCACAATTGCAGCGACAGAAACGAAGTATGTTGCCGCCATGTCACCCAGAATCTTTGATGCTTGATCCAATCCTGCAACTACTGCAATCACTACTGCGAAGGGATAGAGTAACATACCGAATAAAGAGAACCAGGCCATTTGACGCATTGCATCTCTGCGAGCGTCAGCATCTTCTAGTTCTTTTCTTTTAAACTCAAGATACATCTTTTCTTCTTCTTTTGAAACCTTTCCATCTCCATTAGTATCAGCGGGGTGATGTCCAGATGCTTTAATTTCTTCTTCCATATTAACTCCTCATTGCGTCTTTTCTACGCTTTTCTTCTTCTTTAATATAGTTTATCAAAAGATTTAAATATATCTCTCTTTCCCACGGTATCATATCTTCTAATTCACTCAAACTATATTTATGGTGCTGCATCAACGCAAAATTATTTCGATACATCGATGCAAGGGACTCATGATTTAAACTTAGGAAAAAAAATCGGTAATTCCTTTTACTTTCATCGATTTTTTCCATCCACATTTTCTACAAACAATATTTACATCACACGCCGTTTCTGGCATTGTATTGAAAAAATTGTTAATAGATTCAAACTGTTGTTGTGTTAAATTCTCAACAAAAGTTTTTAATTCACTTTCTGAATAATCAGACGCATTATATACTTCACTTCCATCAACGATCATGTCAATACAAGTAGCTACAACATCAATTACATCATCTACACTATCTGCAGTTAATACAGAATTTAAGATATTAAAATCTGGATACTTCATAATAATTTTAATATCTGACGTTAGATTCAATTCATTGGTGTGTCCTTCTTGATTTTCAATCTCTGCCTTTTCTAAGTCTAATGTGAAAGGAATTTGACAGCCCCCCTGCCCCGCTCCTTCTTCTGTACAATCTTCCCGATTGTAACTCAAACCAATTACGTTTCCAATAGACTTACTTCTAAGTTTGATGAAAATGTGTTCAATGTCAAATGTAGAAAGTTTATCAACATCTACATCAGATACTAAACAGTTTCCAATAATTTGTTTTATCGCATCAATTTTTTCTTGTAACTCTTCTCCCTCTTGTGCCATCAGAAGAATTTTTTCTTCCTTGACCAAAAACGGACGAAATTTCACACTTTCATTTGTTGATGGTATAGTCAAATCATATGTTGGTGCATTAATTGTAGGTAACATATTTTATCCTCTTCAAAAATAATTTAATCATTATGGGCCGATGGGATTACGTTCCCATCCTTTTAACAACTGTCTTATATAATCTTTATTTGCAGCATATTCAGAACGATATTTTCTGTAGAACATTGTGATCTGACATTGTGCTGGTTCTTCGTTTGCATACGCATATTCGACAGGCCCTATGGTTATCGGAAATAGATTTTCAAATTTTACTTTGTGAACCTCTTGTCCTCTCTTATCAATTGTTAAAAACTCTGCCATTGGTGCAACATAATTATTATAATATGAAATTTTGTGTGTATTAAAATCTATAACTTGGTGAAACCAATTTTCAAACCAATCTCTTTCATATAAGTTTTCACTTAAATATACACTAAATGTCAATTGATCGTATGTAGTCGTATATGGAGCCATTCTTATTGGGCCATAAATTTTTGTTTCCGTTGTCGAAATAGATTTCCCTGGCAAAGAAATAGATGGAACACGAAACTTTAAAAAATTGTCTGGATTTGGTAAATAACCAATATTAGGTGGTGTCAATCTAAGTTCATATCGATTTGCCTGAGTAAGGCCTTGACTTCCTATATTTGCAATAAAATCATCTATTGACGCCATTTACGATCTCCTAGCAGAATCTGACCAAACTTTAGAAGCTGCGGCCTTTTTGAATTTTTGTACTGGTAAAAACAATGCGATATCCCATTCATTTGCCTCAATTTTTACAAACTTTGATCTAACATGAGTAAACAAGTATTTTTTGAGACAAGGTTTTATGACATTATATTTAGACAGACCTTTTAGAACATTATAAGATAATTTGAGTCTTGTAGTTGAATCATATCTTTTGTTTGATGCAATTTCAGATAACGCATTCATTACAACAATTCTATTTCTTGGAGAAACATAGTGTAAATTGATTCCAACAAATCCCCCAGAAATTCTTTCCACCATAAAAATAAGTGGAAATTCATCATAGTATGGTAATTTTTTTGCATACTTAGGGTCATATTGGTAACAATACATACTTCCAACATCGGGTGTTGCCGCAGAGCGATTCCCATCTCCCAATAGAGATGCTCTTGTGATTCTTGTTTCTCTTACCTTTTTTCTAAACCATTCCCTTGCCTTATCGGTGTTTGGTCTAATGTTTCGGGCAGCGAGTCTATTTAATAGTGGTGTAAAGTCTGTCATTCATTTATGCCGTTTTTTACTATTTATATCGTTTTATTGAGCGAGTTGATCTTCTGTTAAAATTTTAAATTCCCACTTTCTATCTTCGCAAAATTCTTTCGCATATTTCCACTTTGCTTCGTTGATACTCCAAGTCTTCATTTCACTCAAATATCTTGGTGTAATCTTAGTTCGTTTTCTTGGTGGTTTGGTTTCTTTTTTTGGCTTTACTTCGATAACAATGGTTCTTGTTTTATTTTCTTCTTGGATTTTTATTACAAAATCTGGATAATACTTGTGTTGTTTTCTGTCCACTGGTGAAATGTAAGGTATTACTAATTCTTCGCTCGACCAGAAAGTGATTGCTTCGTTGTTGTCGCAATACACCATAAACCTTCTTTCCCATGAAGAACGATATACAATGTTATTCACATTTCCTGCATATTTTTCTGGATTTACTGGTTTGTATTTTCCTCTATAAGTAAATCTTTTTCTCACTTCATAAAAACCTTTATAAATAGTACTAAAATATTTAGGAGCAAGTATTTAATGGCCGCAACAGACTCACCATCCACTTTGACGCAACAGAGACAACAGGTTGCAGCAGGCGGGGAAACTTATATATATCCAATGTCATTGGATGAATTTGCTGATCAGATTCCAATGAGAGATTTTGTTAGATTCACTGCATATAAAGGTGAACAGCCTGGATATACAACTATGCAGACAAGAGGAACTGCAGTCGAACTTGAAAAAATTGGTAGTGTTACTCTTCACCTTCCAGAAAATATTGAAAATTCAACAAAGTCCCAATTTGAAGGCGCAGATAGTGGTGCATTGGGTATGCTAGGCAAGACTGGTGCAGTCGCAGGCGAAGATAATGGATATCTCGACAAAGTACTCAATCTTGGTGGGGAACTTTCATTATCGGCAACGCAATTTGCAGGAGGCCTTGCATTTGGTGGAGATGGTAATTTGCAGTCTCAAGTTATTGGTGGTAGAGTTTCTGGTGCGAATAAACATATGTTATTCAGAGGAATTGATTTTAGGGCATTCAATTATCAATATAGTATTCTTCCAAGGTCAGATAAAGAATCTATTGAAATTAATAACATGATAAAATTTTTAAGAAAGAATATGCTTCCTGAAATGGCAGGATTAAATTTTTTCCAAGTTCCTAATACATTTACTGTTGAATACTACTTGGGTGGTAAACCTGCCGAGTTTCTTCACAAAATCAAACCATGTGTATTAACTGACTGTACTGTTAAATATGGTGGCAACGGTGCGTTTGCAACTTTCAATGAAACAGATGCTCCTGCAGTTATTGAGCTATCTCTGACTTTCCAAGAGGTTCAGTTAGTAACATCTTCGGATGCAGCGGAGGGTTACTAATGTTTAATTATCTAGAGAAAAAGAAATATGATTTAATGCTGGACGGAAAACCAAAAAAGGTAACTAATATCTTTCAAAATGCATACATTATAGAACAATACAGAGAAAATCCTCTTTCGCATTATGAGTATACCGTAAGAGATGAAGATACACCAGAAACAATTGCCCATTTATACTATGGTAGTCATACATATGGTTGGGTTATTTTATGGATGAACGATATTGCAAATGTTTATGATGATTGGCCAATGACAAGTAGAACGTTACAAACTCACATCGAAACTGTTTATGGGGCTCCCGCTTATGCAGGGTCAAATTTTTATCCAAGAATATTTAAAACTGGTGATTATATTTATGACACATTAGAACAAAAAGTTTTTGTCAGAAGAAATGACAGATGGGAAATTGTACTCAATGATTATTCTGCAAGCAATTTAAATGGATTGTCTATTGCAAGGAATATTCCTATTCATTATACTCATGATGTATTGGGACATAAAATATCTCCAGACACATATAATCTCCTCACTCCACAAGACAAGAAAAAATATACAATCTATAGTGCATATGATTATGAACACGATAAGAATGAAAAAAATAGAGTAATTAAATTACTAAGAGCAAATTTACTGAACGACTTTCTTTTGAACTTTGAAGAGGTTATTTAATGTCAGATACGTTTAAGTTAGGTGATTACAATATTCGTAAATTCACTATTCGTTCACATAACGGATTTGAATTAGACCTTAAAAGATATTTTACATCAATTCGCATTTTTGAAGATATACTATCGTCTAGTATTACGGCGACAATTAGTTTTATGGATGTAGAAGATATGTTAACTTTTATGCCAATTGTTGGGCAAGAAGAAGTTTCTTTAGATTTTGAAGTTCCAGAGTGGAAAAATATTAAGTTGGATTTCCTTGTTCATAAAATATCTGAACTAACAGATGATGAGGGAACTCAGACTTATAATTTAGAATTGATTTCAAAAGATTTTGCAAAAAATTTTGAAGAAAAAGTGTCGGAATATTTTCAAGGAAGTTCTACAGATATTGCACAAACCATTTTTTCAAGACTTGGTAGTTCAAAGAGTCTTTCTGTAGAATCAAGTAGTGACCAGTACAGTGGTGATAATGGATTGGTAATTCCAAATTATACTCCAATGAAAAGTATTTCATTTTTATGTAATAAAGCATTCAGTGAGACATATAAAAGTTCTTCGTATATGTTTTTTGAAACAACAAAAGAATATGTTATGAAACCGTTAGAAATGTTAACACAGGCAGAACCAAAGAATAAATTCATCGTTGGTGCATACAAAAGTGCTGGGGCAAAAGAACTTGATGATATTTCAACAAATGTTGAAAATAAGAAAGTAATTAGTTTTAATTTTGATTCAAACTTCGATGTGCTTGGAAATATTACAAAGGGGTTTTATAATTCAGAAGTTTATGCTGTGGATTTACTAACACGACAGGTTAATAATTATACACACTCATATTGGGAAAATTATGGAGACTACAAGTACTTGGACAGTAATACTTTTCAAGATACTACTGGTCAAGGAATGCAATATAAACCAAAAAACTTATATGTTGTTCCAGAAAGAGACTTGCAGGGTGGGAATCCTACATTTAATCAGGAAAAACTCTTTCTTCCAAGATTGTTTTATATGCAGTTGATGAAAAACATAAAAGTAACTATTACTGTTTTTGGGGATACTGATGTTTGTGCTGGAGATGTCTTAGAACTTGAAATGCCAATATATCAAAGAGATAACACAGGAACAAACAAATATTATAGTGGAAAGTATTTAGTGTTTGCAATTAGACATAGAATTGAGGGTGGAAGATATCAAACTGACATTGAGTTGGTTAGAGATAGTATCGGACTTCCGTTACCAGCGGAACAGCCAACGCCTCCATCGGGTGGGAGTATACAATAATGGATATGAATATGTTTTCGGGTAGAGAAGGAATGGTTTGGTGGCAGGGTGTTATCGAAGACGTAAAAGACCCAGAAGCTCTTGGACGAGTAAAAGTTAGAATTATTGGATGGCATACTGCAGACAAGGCACTTCTTCCCACAGAAAAACTTCCATGGGCATCTCCAATTATGCCCATAACTAGTTCGTCCACTGGTGGTATCGGACAATCTCCAACGGGCGCATTGCCTGGTGCATGGGTTATGGGATTTTTTAGAGATGGCGAACAGGGACAAGATCCTATAATTTTTGGAACAGTTTATGGTCGTCCCACAGAGGGTTCGGAAACAAATGCAGATGGAACATATCCTTCAGATAGTGGATCAGTATTCGGTGGTTCTACTAAAAATGAGTCGGATGTTAATAGACTTGCAAGGGGTGTAAGTGATAGTACATCTAATACAAATGGTGGAGATGAAAATACATCTTCTTCTGGAAATGCGACTGAATGTGGGAAAGAAGTTAACCAAGATGGTGTTTCAAGTGATAAAGAAAATAGAAAAAGACTTAGTAAGATTACTACAAAGTCTGGTAAAAGTGCTTGGGTTGCTACAGTATTTAAAGATCAGTTCCAAGGATTTGTGAATGAACTTGAGAGTACAGGATATGTTATTAAAAGTATTGGTGGATATGCATATCGAAAAAATGTAAATAATCCAAGTAGATTTAGTTACCATGCTAGTGGTGCTGCAATTGATATTAATCCCGCCGAGAATCCTAATGGGAATACACTAATAACAGATATGCCAGACGGCGTATCATCTATTGCCAGAAAGTATGGACTAGGTTGGGGAGGTGATTGGAATAGTGTTAAGGATGCAATGCACTTTAGTGCAGCATCTGGAGAAAGAGGATCTACTCCCTTAAAACGAAATGGTATTGTTCCTGACCCAGCATCAGGCAGTCAAACCGAAAGTTCTTCTGGTGGCGGTACTGATAAGCCAGGAGAGAGTCAAGAATGTGATACCGTAACAACCAGTGAATCGGGCGCAACTTCTAGTAGGTCTGCAGATACAGCAGCGCAACAACAAAGTCAGGCACCATCTGCAAGTGCAACACAATGGTCTGCTGGGAAATCTTATAATGAAGGCGATTTGGTAAAATCTCCACCACTGGCAGAAGGAGAAGAGTCTGGTGGGCCTCCATACACAATGCGTTCTGGAACTTTGGCAGCTGCCGAAGCACTTGGAATTAGTGCGATCGATCTTGCAACTGTGATGTCTTATGAAACTGGTGGTACACTTGACCCTCAAAAAAGAGGGCCTACTACTAAATGGGGTCAACATAGAGGACTTATTCAATTTGGAGAACCGCAGGCAAACCAATATGGCGTAGACTTCAGTACTCCACAGACAGCAATAGACACCCAACTTGGCCCAAGTGGTGCGGTAGTTAAGTATTTGCGAGATAAAGGTGTCAGGCCCGGCATGGGTAGACTAGAAGTTTATTCTGCAATCAATGCTGGTGGTATCGGAGAAAAGTATTATAGTCGTTCAGATACCGCAGCTGGCGGGGCGGCAGGGACTGTTAGAGATAAAGTAAACAATCAGATGGAAGGTCATGAAAGAAACGCCAGACGACTTCTGGCGGGTTCTAATGATAGTACATTTGTTCAACAAAAAACCTTTATTGCGAAAAACTCTGGAACATCTGATACGGATGGCAACGGCCCAACTTCTGCAAGTTTAAAGGATGGTGATATTCTTTGGGAAGTATATGAAGATCCATTACCAGAGATAGATGATGCAGTGGAAGAAGGCAGTGTGGTAGATGTGGATCAGTCTCCATCAACGTTCAATGCAAACTCTGGAAACTCTTCATATGGACAGGATACATACAACCCACGTTCTATTGTTGAAATGAAAAAAGAAAGTACAGAAAGTACAGAATTATTTGATGAACCACCAACACCATATGCCGCAGAGTATCCACATAATAAAGTGTTATCTACTGAATCTGGGCATCATCAAGAATTTGATGACACGCCGGGGGCAGAAAGAATACATACATATCATAGATCTGGAACATTTGAAGAAATACATCCAGATGGTTCTGTAGTTACAAAGGTTGTTAAGGATAATTATGAAATTATCTTTGGTAATGATAATATTTACGTCAAGGGAACGATTAATGTTGTTGTAGATGCAGATGTAAATATTAGAATAGGTGGTAATGTCGATGCAAAGGTTGGTGGAACAATTGATACTGAATCTGGTGGGAATACCACAATAAAAGCACCAAACATTCATTTAAACCCATAAGAGGAAGTCATGTCAAATTTAAATAGTGCAACAGAAAGACTTGGGATACTACCATCTAAAAGAGATCAATATATTGATTTTGATCTAACGTTTAGGCGAAATCCAGTCAGTGGAGATGTTTTAATCAAAAAAGATATAAGTTCAATAAATCAAAGTATTAAAAATATTTTATTGACTAATAAACTTGAAAAACCATTTCAACCAAGGTTTGGTGGAAATGTTTACAATACTTTATTTGATTTAATGACGAATTGGGATTATAGAGGTTCGCCGCATGACATAAATATGCAAGAAGAGATAAAACTTGCATTAAAAACCCATGAACCAAGGATAGTAGTTTCTGATGTTAATTTTTTCTCTAGGGAAAGAGTTATGTCATCACTAAAAGGAATAAAATCAGAAGACGAAAGAATACGCCAGGCACAGTTAGTAGACAATAATACCTTAGAGATTAGTATAGTATACAACGTTCCTGCATCTGAAGAAGATATATCATTTCAATTTAGTATAAAAAGAGTACGATAAATGGCTAAAAACATAAACATATCAGATTTAAGTTTTGATGGAATAAAAGACAATATCAAAAAATACATGGAGAACGATAAAGTTTTCAAAGATTATAACTTTGATGGTTCTGCATTGTCTAGCATACTCGACATACTATCATATAATACCTATTATAACTCATATTATATGAATATGATTGCAAACGAAAGTTTTTTAGACACAGCAAGAATTCGTGAGAATGTTGTATCCAAGGCAAAGTTGTTGGGTTATACTCCACGTTCTAATAAGTCTGCGACTGCATTGGTTGCAGTAACATTTAAGATTATTAGAAAGAATAGACAAGAAAGAGATTATCAATATAACACATTAAGAATCGATAGACAACTTGCATTTTCTACTTCTATTGACAACGAATCTTTTGTTTTTGTTCCGAAGGTTTCTAGGTCAATTACAAGGTCACGCTCTGCAGCAGAACCAGATGGTTCAAGGGCTCATTACTATACTATAAACGATTTAGAATTGTTTCAAGGTCAACAAGTGGAAGAAAAGTTTGTTGTTGATATTAACAATCCAAATCAAAAATTTATTTTATCTAACGAAAATGTAGATACTGACACTATTCAAGTTCTAGTACAGGCAAGTGCAGACGATGATGTTGTTTCTGAATTTAATTTAGCAACTGATACTACACAACTTTCGGATATTTCTAAAACATATTTTCTTCAAGAATCTAAAGATATGAAATATGAAATATTTTTTGGTGATGGTGTTCTTGGGGATGAAGTGGAAAATGGAAATATAATTACTGTTCGTTATATTACAACAAAGGGCGCCAATGGAAATGGTATTACTGGAAGACTTACTGCGATTGCATTACCTAAAGGCGTAATCGTTGATACTGAAAATGTTCAGATTATTGGTGAGAGTTATGGTGGTGCTGACAGAGAAGATATTGAGTCTATTAAGTTCTTTGCACCAAGGACATTTGAAAGTCAGAACAGAGCAGTTACCGCTAGAGACTATAAGGCGATTGTTCCACAAATTTATCCAGAGGTAGACACAATGAATGTTTGGGGTGGGGAAGACAACGACCCTCCTGCATATGGTTCTGTATTTATGTCTATTAAACCGAATACTGGACTAATTCTTTCCACTCAAGAAAAACAGTATATTTTAAATCAGTTAAAAAGTAATTATTCGGTTCTTACTCTTTCGCCTCAAATTGTCGACCCTGATTATTTGAAATTGAAGATAACCACAAATGTAAAGTATAATGATGAGGCGACTTTATTAGATGAGTCATCTTTGAAAGAATCTGTAAGACAAACTATCATTTCTTATAATAATGAGTTTTTAAACGAATTTAATAGTTATTTTAGATATTCACAGTTTTTGTCTGCCATTGATAAAACCGATGATTCTGTTACAAATAATATTACAGAAATTTTGATGATTAATGAAAAAACTCCAGTATATAATGGTGTTGCGTCATACACATTTAATTTTAATAATGCAATACGTCCTAATAGTTTGTATTCTAATGCATTTACTATTTCTGGTTCAAGTGACCCACATTATATTGAAGATGATGGATTGGGCGGATTGAGAATATACACATTAACTCCATTGTTCGCTAGAAAATATAATAATGTTTTGGGTGGAACTATAAACTATGGAACTGGTAAAGTTGTTTTAAATGATATTCAGATTAGTGGTATCGTTGGTTCAACTGTTTTAGGTTTGGTTGCAGAACCAGAATCTAATGATATATTTCCTGTTCGCAATCAAATTATCTTTATTGATTATGACGAACTTGATATTGTAATGATGCCTGATACAGATGAATTTAATGTGAACTACGATATCTCTTCACAGAGAGTGGTTGTCACTAGATCACTTAGAACAACATATAATACATCACAGGCAAGTATTACAAATGTAATATCTGATACTACAACATAACAGCAGAAGTTAAATTAAATGGATAGAACTAATTTACAAAATATTGCATCTAGGATAAGAGAACAACTTCCTACTTATTTAAACAGTAGTGAATATGATAACTTTGTTCGTTTTTTAGAACTGTATTATGAATGGTTGGCACTAGATGACAATGTTAGTAATGTCACTGGAAAAATTACTTCACTTACAGACTTAGACGAAACTTTTGATGTTTTTGTTCAAGAGTTTAAGTCTGAACTTGCTGGCGCATGGCCAACCATTACCAAGATTAAAACAAATACTCAAATTGCAACTGAAATTTTGCAAGAAGCAAACAATGGCGAAAATGCAGAAACATCTATAGATACTACTGCTGACCAAGAATTTTTTACTGACGGCGTTTCTGCAAAATATGTAATGGATTATTTTAATCCCTTTTATTATTTCTCAGATCAAGATGTAGACACAAAAGTTACTAAGATACGAGTCTTTATAAATGATGTCAATTTTGCTGGAAGAGTTGGGGAATCTTTAAGTGAGGTTGTGGAAAATTTAACACCCCCAAATGATGATCCAACTGGAAGTACTGGTGATTGGGTCGAGTTAATTGAAGGGATTGACTATAGACTTTTAGAAAATTCTATTATTTTTCAAGACGAAAATAACGATCCGATTGTCCACGATAATCGTGATATTATAAAAATAAGATTTTATTTGAGAACTTTTGTAAGTCCTATTGCAGACGCAGATACTGAATCTGCAATCCAAAAATTAGTAGAAGAAAGTGGAAAAGAAAAAACCAGATATACTAATGAAAGAAACTTTTTAAAGTTAATTAATAAGTTCTATAAACAAAAGGGCAGCGAAAGTTCCTATAAATTTTTGTTTAGGGCGCTGTTTAATGAAGATATAGAAATATATTACCCAAAAGAAAACTTGTTAAAACCAAGTTCTAATACTTGGCAAACACTAACAAGTCTTAGGACTGTTCCGTATGAAGGCCCAGTTAAGATCAATCAACCACTGTTCATTGAAGGTGCGTCTAGTGGTGCCTCAGCAAATATTGAATATTTCAATGATTATACTTTAGGTGATTATAAAGTTCGTGAATATGTAATTAGTTCTATCAATGGTGAGTTTTCTAGTAAAGAAACTGTAAAAATAAAACAAATAGATTCGTCCATTTATGAAGAAAGTTTATATGAGTGTGTTGTAGGATTTGAAATAGAAAATCCTGGCGAAGATATGCCAAGAAATTTGACATTACAAAATAATTTATCTTCGAATGGGAGTGGTTATGGTTTTGCTGCAAAAATTGCACACACTTCTTACGGCCCAGTTGAAAATATCAAAATTGTTAATAATGGAGATCAGTATATTACTGGGGAAACAATTGAGTTTCAAAATGGTAATACATTAGGTTCATACGCTATTGGACAAATTAGTTCTATTCAATCTGTTAAAAATAATTTTAGTGTTTCGTTTTTTCAAAATCCAGAAAGTTTAGAATATCCAGTCATGTCATTTGATATTGGACTGTCTGGTTATGATTTTGGCCCAAGAGCTCAGAATCCAACAGTTACAATAGAGAATATAGATTATCTCTATGATGATGTTTTTTATCTATATGACTATGAAGACATTTATAATAGAAAAATCACACATCAGGCCCAAACATTTTTTGCCGCTGTCAAAGATTATAAAACTGGGGAGTTGAGTTCGACTTATAGAAGTTCTATAACTCCAGTCGAAGATCCACCATTCATAATTACAAATTTAAACGAGGGCGACCCCACAGAATATAGATTAAGAACAGACTTGGAGTTTCAAGTTACATCTGTAAATGAATTTGGTGGTATTACTGGAGTTTCAATCACAAATAACTTAGCAAGTCCAACCAATGTTTTCCCACAAGTCGCAGATGTGAGAAATCAAATCGCAACTTACCATCAGGGAAGGGGTGTTGGTGCGTTATTTGATGTTACATATCTTGATAATGTAATAACTTCTGTCACTTTAGGAAGTCAAGATAATTCTAAACATTATGTTCCTGGCGATTTTATTAAAATTGACGGTGAACAATTTTATAATGGTGTATCTGGTGTTCACGATATCTTTATAAAAGTATTAACAGTCACAGGTGGCGCAGCCTACTTAAATCTAGACGCATCTTCATACACTACAACCTCTAGAATTGGTTCTGGTGCCGTGTGGGATATTGATACAGACGAACCAACTTATCCGCAAAATCTTTCTGTTCTTTTGAGTGATGCAAATGGTCAAGGAATTTTATCACCAACCACGAATTATATTGTCGGTGATAAATTTACAATTTTGGGTTCTGTTGTAGGTGGTACTGACGGAGAGAATGACATAACAATTACCGTTACACAAGTCAACGATGAAGGACGAATTGAAGATTTTGAAGTTTTTGCTAATCCAATAGGTGGACATATATCAACATTTGAAGTTTTAAATCCAACAACTCCGATGCCAGATGGATATTCATATTACTACGCACCACAATATACCGCTTCTACTCAAAATGGCGGAACTTCTGGTACTGGTGCAATATTTAATTTTATTAGAAGAGATGGAACAACATATTATGTAACAAATCCTGCATCAAGATTTAATGGAATTAACTATTCTGTTGGCGATTCAATTACAATACTTGGTAGTGAATTGGGAGGTGTTGATGGAATCAACGATCTAGTTTTTGATGTAATTAAGATTGACGATAATGGTGGCATATTACAGATTGGAAATATTACTGGTACGGCGATTAATTCATCACCAGAAAATCTAAACAAAAATGAAAATCTAGTTAGTGTTATGACCAATGGTTATGGTGCAACTTTTGACATTAACATCAATAATGGTGTGTATACTGTTACACCAAATCAACCAGGCGCTAATTATCTTGAAGGACAAAATTTTAAGATTAAAGGTTATAAGTTAGCGCACCAATACTTAAAAGAAGGATTTAAGGCGGGACTTGCAAAAGTTGGAGATCACGCATTATACACAGATTATGGATGGTTGAGAAGTGATAACATCGATCTAAAATTTGATACTGAATTAACTAATAAAGAACTGACAATAGATTTTTGGTATTTTAGAAAATCTATTTCTATTACAGATATAGATTCGCCTGGCGGCGTCATCTTTGCAATCAATAGTGAAGATGGTGGAACTCAGCATTTAACTCTTTGGCAAAATTATGATGGTACTATTGATTTAATCGATTCTTCTGGTAATACGCTTGGCGCAAGGTCAGTACCATTTGGAGAATGGAACCACATTGCAGTTTATTTTTCTAACAACGGAACTTCTATCTATTTGAACGGACAGTTAGAAAACACGATTCCTGGCGTCAATATGTTAAATTATAGTACAAACTCAAATTTCTATATTGGCGCAAGACAAATTGTAGATGGAAATTCTTTAGTAATTATGAATGATTATACTCTAGGTTTCTTTGGTGCATTTAGAATGACCAAAGGAGAAAGATATATTGCTAGTTACGAATCCAATATTAATTTAGAAGGAGATCCAGCAGCAGTCGAGGCTGCATTTGATGATTGGTACAGATTTTCACATTCTGGTGCATCATCATACCAAGCAACCCCCAGTGACTTGTCTGCATGGATTTATAACTCTAGTACAAATAGTATCGAATGTACTGCAAATACATCTAGTTTTACTGGTTTTATCGGCCCAACTCCTGCAACAAACTTAGAATTTGAATCTGTTTTGTCAAGTACTTCAAGTGACGATGATACACTTGCACTTATTATTGGATTTGTGACTAATGGACTTCAGCCGACAGACGCTGGATATAAAGAATATACTTTGAGTGCAGTCAGAAATATGGGTGGAACTAATCCTTCAGTCGGTTGGGGATTAGTATATAATTATCTACAAGATGATCAGATTATTCTTGAAACTTCAAATGTACCATTTATTTCTGGTGGATGGAGTGCAAATGGTGCCACAAAAGTAAAAGTAATAAAAAATGGTGCAAATGTATATGCAACTACTTCTCAAAATGGGTCAACTTCTTTAGATTCCTCAACTACACTTTATGTCGATTTAAGTACAAATCCAGTCTTAAATAAATTTGAAGGTGCAATCCAGTGGGGATTTGGCGCACATAGTCAAGATGCTGCAAACTTTTCATTGTTAGATGCATCGGGGTCATCTACTGGTGTTACAATAGAAGACAAAGGAACACAGAATCCTGTTTCTGGTAATGGAATAAGTCCAGAACATGTCAATCCTGTTCCCTTTAGACAAGATATTAGACAATCATCCAGATATTTGGAACGAGTTGATGCCGTTGGTGGAGAAACAGTTGTTGAATTATTCTATGATGCTAATGCTGCGGTGAACATATTCAAAGTTACAGATAGTATTATCGCCCCAGAAAACATTCCAGATTCGTTTCCAACAAATCCTATAGATCGGTTGATTTGGGAGTGGGCAGACAATTATTATATCTGGATTGATGGTTTGTGGAAAAATTATGTCGAAGTTGACCCATCTGAGTATAATGCAACAACTGGTACTGCGATAACCTTTACTAGTCCGTTGGGCGCCGGTGATATTATATTGATTAGATATTATGGTGCATTATCAGACAGACTTGAATATGTTATATTCAATAGTGAATCTTTGGTAGAGCCAAATAAAATAAGATTGAGAAAGTGGGTAGATAATCCTCAAACTCTTGATGACACTATGGCGCAATATCAATTGCCTGACGCCCATACACTGACTGTTGAATGGGAAGAAATTCCAAAGTCTGGTATTGAGACTACTAGACTTATTACAGGTGGTGAGGGTTATATTAGATATCCATATGGAAATGTGGCAAGAGAAACTTTGTCATACACTTCTACTGGTAAAAATGGAGTTTTGCGAGGACTTGGAAAAGATATTGGTAAAATTAATAGACTAGAAATATATTCAAATCCATTTAGAGAAGATTTTGATGGATTTGGAGTTGGATATGACACACCACCAGAAATTGATTTGAGTAGTTATGGTAACGGCCAAGCGTCTATTAAAGTATTAACTGGGCCTCTATGTGTTCGTGAAGGTGTTTATGTCAATCAACAAGGATTTATTTCAGATGATAATCGTATTCATGATGGATATCTATGGCAGGATTACTCTTATGTTGTAAAAGTAAACAGATATATTGATGAGTGGAGAAGAATCGTTAAGAAGATTATTCACCCCGCTGGATTGATGATGTTTGGAGAATTTACTACTCTAACTAAGGCTTCTGTAAGAAAAGGACTTGGAGTTGCATATCGTGAACTCATGTTTGAAATTATTAAAAATGTTAATTTGAGAATGCGAAATATGGATGGTAGTGGGAGTTGGACATATTCTACTGCACAACAAACTGACATCAATGATTTAAATTCTCATGGTTATTATTTTGTATATGATAATCGTCAACTTAGTATTGACAGTGAAATTGATGGCCTTTATCAGGGCGTAGGAACTGGAGAAATATCTGATGATACAGTTGGTGCAGCAACATTAGATAGTGGGTCTGGTAGATATGCATTATTAGATGAAAATGGAAATAATGCTTTGCGTTGGTCAGATGTAAAGAAAATTGCAATCAACTACAAAGATGCGTATGGAAAAGATTATGGGCACTATTGGTCATCTAAAATACTTGGTAACACATTTACAATATATGATACATCTGATGAGAGTATGACTAATGATGAATGGATAAATGTAAGACCTTGGGCAAAGTATGTTGTAGAGAGTGTGGAACTAGACCCTGATTATCTTGACAGAATTGCAGTTTTTGATGTGAAGATTATTCAGTCTTATAGAGAACTTCCTTCTACCGCTCCTCAAAATAGAGTCGAGTTTAGATGGGACAATATTTGGCGTGGAAATGTAAACAGACAACCAAACTATTGGGTTGGTGCTATTGCAGATGGTGCAAATCCAAGAGATGAAAAAATGGTGATAAATATAACAGGTAAGTATATGTTCTATAAAAACTATACTGGCGACCTGCCTACATTGCACACCACATACAGGTCACTAGAAAGGTTTAAGTTTTACTTTACTTCCAGATTCCCTTGGGAAAGGTTGAGACCATTACTATTTAGTCCTCAGAGAGAAATGGATAATTCTCCATATCTGATAAAACGACCAATTGTAAATGGAAATGGATTGACTCATATTCCTGCAAAGGCAGAAGGCCTTGGGATTTGGTATCACTTACCAGTGGATGCAACAGATAATGATTGGATTGCAAATACAGACGGAACAGATCATAATTGGAGAAATACTGTAATTGAAGACATTGTAAAACTTGCGGATAACAAATATCGTGCAGTTTTAGATTCGTTTATTAATATTTCGCCTGTATTTTTAATAATGAGTGAAGAAGAACCAGATATCCCAACTAGAAAAAGACTGGGCCCTACAAATTTAACAATTGAGAGAATAAAATTTAATGATAGATTACAGTCAGGACTTGATTATAACGTAGATAGAATTGACTATGACGAAAATTTATTAGACTTGAATACTTTTATAAAGTATCAGGCAGAACATATTCACGATAAGTCAAATGTCGCACCAGAATCGTCTATTGTACTGTATAATACGAATCCAACAACAATTGAAGAATTAAATGAACAGATTGTTCTGAAAGACTAAAAAATAAATTATAAATAGTATAAAATTCATGACACTAAAAAGGTAAAAAAATGGCAGCGATTATTACAAACAAATTAAGAATTTTCAATGCAATGGAATTCTTACAATCAATTAACAGATCCGCACCTAATTGGAAACCTAACTATACCTATGCAGAAGGTGATGTTGTGGTTAACAACCAGAACTCATTTATTGCACTAGGAAATATTAGTGGCACTTCCACAAGTGGTGTTTCTGCTGGTGATGGGGATGGTCCAACACCAGATACTCTCCAAGATGGTACTGTACAGTGGGCCCATCAAGGACAATCGGTTTACAATATGCTTTATATGGCAATCGGTAAACAAACTCCTTGGTTAAATGATTCAAACCCACCAACACCAGAAGATTCTATTGGTTACTCGTATAGATTTAAATACGATACAATTGCACTTAAGAAAGTCAACTACAGTGATATGACTCTTGCAATTCCAAGAATTAACTGGACTTCTGGAAGAGTGTACACTATGTACGAACATGACAATCCAGAAGAAATTATTCCAAATGGATATGTAATTGTTGCATCTGGAAATCAATTTAACGTTTATAAGTGTATTAATAACCAAAAATATGATGCTGCTGCCCAAACGGTGACTACAGTTGCTTCAACAGTACAACCATCAACTACTGGAACTGAAATTGAAGAGACTGCAGATGGTTATAAGTGGAAGTTTATGTATGCAATCGACCTTCAAGATTCTCTTAAGTTCTTGACAAAAGATTATATTCCAGTTAAAAATCTTCTAGAAGATCCAGTTGCGCCTGGCACCGCTGCTCAGGTACAGTGGGATATCAAACAAGCCGCATCTCAACCAAATCCTGGCCAGATTGAACATGTAAAAATTATGCCAAACGAAGAGGGTGGTGCAATTGGTGGAGGATTGGGTTATCATCCAAACATTCAACGAACCGCTTCTGTTACACTAACTGGTAATGTTGTTACAATTTCTGGTGTCGATGGTGCGACAGATTATACTGGTTATGATTTAGTAGACCTTGGAAATCAGGAACAGTTTAGAATTACAAACTGGAGTCTTTCTGGTACAACTGCAACTGCAACTGTAAACGGTTCTTTTACTGGTGGTGCTGGTAGAGATATTCTTATTGCGCCCGGCGTTAATATTTCTGGTAATGGTTCTTCTTTCAGTGCATATGGACTTGTCGTAGACCAAAGAATTGAAAAAATTGTTATCACCAGTACTGGTGCAAATTGGTCTGCTGTAGACAACGCAACTGTAGATGTTGATAATGTTCCAGCATACAATTTCGATGGGACGTTGAATGTTAATGCATGTAAAGTAAAACCAATTGTTTCTCCAGAAACTGGACATGGATTTAATCCTGTAGAAGAGTTGGGTGGTTATTATGTAATGACTGCAATAAAACTTGAATATGACGAACAGTCTACAAGAGAAAATTCTTTGGGGAATTTAGAAACTAAGATTATGTTCCCTGTTGAAGATTCTGAAGCACAGTTTAGACAGATTGCTATTGTCGCTGACCCTGATGCACAGACTCAGGGCGGTTCTACTCCTGCAAACGAAGAGTCATACAGAGGTCCACAACACCCAGATTTTGGTTCTGCAGATGAAGAAACATTTGATATCGTAACTGGTACAGGTAAAGTTCTTTACATCGAAAACCGCCAGCCCGTTTCTAGAGCCATCGATCAAATTGAAGATATTAAAGTAGTATTTGAATTCTAATTAAAATAAAAAACCAGTTGAGAGAAGAAGACACATGGCAATAAATTTAAACGTCACTCCCTATCATGATGACTATGATATCGACAAAGGTTACTTGAGGGTATTATATAAGCCTGGAAATTCTGTGCAGGCGAGAGAATTAACACAACAACAAACAATTTTACAACAACAAATTGCAAATATGGGAGACCACTTCTTTAAAGAAGGTTCCATGGTTATCCCTGGCAGTTCTGCTGTTGATGTTGCTGTTCCTTATATTAAAGTAACTCTTGCGGAAGGACTTACCACCGCTGCAGAATTTGTCGGTAAAGTAATTCAAGGTAATAAGACAGGGATCAGGGCGATTGTCATTTCTTATGCTGATGCTGTTGATTTAAATCAAGATGCACAGATTGATGATAATGATGAACCAACAACACTGTTTGTAAAATATCTTGATGGTGTTGCTGGAGGACAAAGAGTAGTAGATGGTGTTACACTTGAAATTGATGATGAAAATGGAATCGATTTTGTTGTTAATGGAAATACTGTAAATTTAAAAGAGGGTGATACTTCATCCTTCGTAGAGGGAGAGGTTCTAACTGCATCAAATGATGATGGTTTAAATTTAATCGCAACAGTTGCGCTTAGTTCCGACCATGCAGATCCTTTAGGTAAGGGTTCTCTTGCATTTGTTGAAGAGGGAATTTATTACACTCAGGGATTTATGGTTAAAAATCAATCACAAAGTGTAATTCTAGACAAATATGATGACACTCCTAGTTATAAAATTGGATTTGAAATACAAGAAACAGTTGTAAGTGCAAATGAAGACCCATCTCTTTTTGATAACGCACAGGGAACAACAAACTACAACGCTCCTGGCGCCGATAGATATCGAATCAATCTCGTATGGAGTAAAAGAACATTAGATACTCCAACAACAGATAACTTTATAGAAATTATTACCGTTCAAGATGGTATTATTAAAACACATGTAAGAAATACAGAATATTCAGTAATCACCGATGTACTTGCAAGAAGAACATATGATGAGTCTGGCGATTATACAGTTCGCCCGTTCAATTTAGACATTAGAGAGTATTTCAAAGAAAATGGAAATGGTGGTGTATACACCATGAAAAATTTTGAATTTGATACTGAAGTTGCTGCGAAAGATTTCGCACTAAAGAATTTTGCAGATGAAGATGGAATGGTAGATCAGAATGGAAACGGACTTGCACATACAGTAAGTGCATTAGAACTTGTACAGTTTTCCGATCAAAATTTAGATTCGACTGGATTGAAATATTACCCAGGCTCAAGTCACCAATTTTTAGTTGATGCAGTAAGAAATTATCTTGCACTTGGTGTTGAGAGTGGAAAGGCCTATGTTAGGGGTTATGAAATTACCAAAACGGCGACTACATATATTCCTTATAAAAGGTCAAGAGAAAATTATCAAGTAAACAATCACTACATTCCTGTTGATTTAGGCCCATACATCTACATTACAGATGCAAAAGGACTTCCATTAATAGACGAAGAAGTTAAACTTATTAATGTAAACACTTCTTCGATAATTACTGAAGATTATGTCGTTGTAACATCAAATTTAGACGATGCAGATACTGCATATTTCCAACCAGTAACATATGATGAAGATTTAACATTTTTTGCTGGTGGTGGGACTAACTTGGGTGCAAACGCATATGGTATTGATGTGATTGCAAAGGCAAAAGTTAAGGCAGTAGAATACTTTACAGATTCTGATGATGATGCGATAGACGATAACTATGGAACTTCTACTTTTAGACCTTCGAATACTTCTGTCGAAACTGGTATCTGGAAAGTTTTTCTGTATGATATTGAATATGAAATTAATCCCAGAACAAATGTACCTTATACTATGTTGGATGCAAGGTCTATTGTTTCAAACGAAGAAGTTGTTCCAACAACATTAGGTAGTTCAATTTATAGATTTGGTGCTAATGTGTTAACATTGATGTCATTGTCAGATGTGCAAGGACAGTTTACACTAAAATCTCTCATCTATGATAGATATGATAGAGATGTAAGAGCAATTAACTATTATTATAACTCTGCAGATCAGTTCCTACTGGTAAAGAATCTTAATTCTGGAAATGGATTGACTACAGAATCAGGAGTATTACCTAGTGCAACCTTCGTAACTAATGAGTTAATTAACGAGGCAATTGCCAGTGGTTCCTCTGGAACAGATACTACATCTTTTGATGGTAATGCGTCTGCTGATATGACAGGAACTCAGGCAAGAATCACTGGTAAATTTGTACTTTTATCGGATGGTGGTGCAAGTATTATTGATACTGGTAAAAGATTTTTGCAAACTGTTAGATATGTCGATGATGAAAGTGGAAGAGAAACAGTAGATACTCAATACGATGTACTAAAAGTATTTGAAGATCAAACAGTTACTGCCAATGGACAGATTGTTCTAACCGCAACAGATGATAACTCATATTTCATTTCAACTCAAAGTTTATATTTGGCATTTGATAGAGCCGATTTAAATTCTTCTGTGGGTGAAATTGGTAGAATTTCAACTATTTCATTTTCTTCTGATAGAAGAACCGCCACTCTTAATGTCGCAAATTTGGCCGCAGGAACAACTGGTGTTACTGTATACGCACCAATCAAAAAGACTTCTTCCAGAGAAAAAATTAAAACTTTGAGAGAAAATCAGTTACATTTGCCTTACACCTTAGTGGATGCAATTGGACAAACAATTGGACAAACTGACTATGATAATGTAAACGATGCAAATAACGATACATCTCTAAGTTATGATGTAGATTTATTAGGATCAAATTCTAGTGTTGCAACAGGAGTTGTGAATTCTTCAATTCCCACTGGCGCAAATAATGATCTTATTCTTAGTGTGTCTAATTTTCAATTACCACATTCAGATGTATATGAAATCAAAAAAATATATGACACTTGTAATGTAAACAATACTTCTTATAGAATTTCAATTGAATCAAATGACAGAAAATTCCTACATGAAATGACAGAAGCAGATTTTGAATTTGCATTGAAGGCATATACTTTTTATGAAGCGACTGGTGCTTCGCCCTTTTCTGTTGATTTAGACCACACTGTGTATCCAACTCTTCTTAGTATTCAACCACAACTCACCATTGATGGTACAGTAAATCCATTTAAAGAAGAAATTGAAGAATTATGGTTGAGTAATGTTGGCATCGAAACTCCTGCAGAGGTTCCTGTTAAAATTAATGATATCACTGATAGATATACTTTGTTTTCTGGACAAAGACACTCCATCATTCAGTTGGGCGAATTAGAATTAAAGGCTGGTACATTACCGTGTGGTGGCCGTCCTATTATTATTTACTCTTATTTTGAACACGGCGCAGGCGATTATGCATCCGTAGACTCATATGTTAATATACCATATCATAAAATCCCAAGTTTTGAGGGTGTCCGATTACACAGTACATTAGATTTTAGACCTGCTGCAGTTTACCAACAATTATCTGGATACCCATATGGCAAAGGTGTAGTTTCTGGAATTTCTGACTACCCAATTGATGCGAGTGCAATTAGTGCAGATTTGCGTATCTATTTTGGTAGAGCAGACAAACTTTACATGGATAAGTTTGGAAACATTAATGTAAAATATGGGGCCCCTTCTGAAACTCCTGTTTTTCCAACAGACCCAGAAGATGGCATGGTATTGTACACATTAGAAACACTTCCATATACTGGTGTTCCTAAAGATGTAAGTGCCAATATGATCGATAACAGAAGATATACTATGAGAGATATTGGTAAACTTGATAAGAGAATTACTAATTTGGAATATTATACTTCTTTAAATCTTTTAGAAAAAGAAACTAAAGATTTGTTGGTTACAGATGAAAATGGACTTGATAGATTTAAGAATGGATTTGTAGTTGAAAACTTTACTGGGTTTGGAACTGCAAATGTTTTTGATTCTGATTTCAATGCCTCTATGGATACTGGAAAAGGAGAATTGCGTCCATTTTTTACTACCTCAAACATTCCAATGCATTTAGATGTTGTAAACTCTGAGGGATTTGAAGTTTCGGGTAGATGGGCAACACTCCCATATACGAGTCAGTTATTAATCGAACAAAGAAAATCTTCAAAAACTGTAAATGTAAACCCATTTGCAATTTTTAGTTTTAAGGGTTCTATGGTACTTGTGCCTGCGACAGATAACTGGCATGACGATCCAAAGTATTTGGAAGCAAAAGTTATTGAAGAACGAGGAAACACAGATAATTTTGAAGAACTTGCACAGAGGGCAGGAATTCTTGGAACCGTTTGGGGGTCTTGGGAAACGACATGGACTGGTACAACTAACGAAAATTCTACTACCTCTAGTCGCACCGAGTCCAGTGGCAATTTTGACCGTACAGTAACAACTACAACTAATACTTGGAATGATACAGGAACAAGAACAAGATCAGGTGTCACAACATCACTTAATCCAAAATGGACACCAGTTACAACTGATAAACTGGTTAGTACTGAACAAGTTCCATTTATCCGTACTAGAGATGTATATTTTAAAGCCACTGGGATGAAACCAAATACAAAGTTGTTTGCATTCTTTGATAACACGCCTGTGAGTGATTATATTACTCCAATAAAAACATTAAATATTACAAATGTTCCACCAGCAACAGCGCAATATATTAAAAACAATAGAAATATATTTGCAGATCAATATGGTGAATTGAAATTGCGTGGACAATCTACTGCACATGAAATCTTTGTTGCAGATATTGATTATTTGGATGCTACTTCTTTAAAACTTTATGTATTGGAGACTGTGCCTGGTAAAAATAATACTTCTTTCAGTTTAGGAGAGGTTCTATTCTTAGTTGAACGAGATGGGAAATCTCATAACATGGGAAGCTTCCCAAATGAAGGTATTGTTGGTGGTTCTGCTTTAAGATCAGACTCAGCTGGTACTGTTCACGGTAACTTTTCAATTCCAAATAACAACCAAACTCCAAATGATGATGATTTAAAATTCAGAACTGGAGAAAGGGTATTTAAGTTATGCGATCAACCAAACGGAAAACTAGATGATTCTGATACGGATTCTAGTGCAACATATGCTGCAAGAGGTATTATTGAAACAAGACAATTAACAACTGTAAAAACAAGAACAGTTGAAATCGTTGAGTCCGCTACCAGTGAAACAGAAAATGTTGTTTCGGAATTGCGTTCCAGTCCAAATACTAGTTTTGGTAATTGGAGACAGGTTCGTGGATGGGGCGACCCACTTGCACAATCATTTTTAGTAGATGTAGAGGGTGGGGCCTTTATCACAAGTGCGGAGATTTTCTTCTCTGCAAAAGACGAAGTTGTTCCAGTGACACTGCAAATAAGAAATATGGTCAATGGATACCCTGGCCAATATGTACTTGGCGAAAAGATGTTAGATCCAAAACAAGATTTAATTCAACTTTCGGATGATGGTTCTTTAGAAACAATATTTACCTTTGATGAACCAGTATATTTGGAAGAGGCAACAGAATACTGCCTTGTATTAATTGCAAATACGCAAGGATATAGAGTTCATGTTGCAACATTAGGACAAGAGGCACTTGATGGATCTGGAATTATTTCAGAACAACCTTATGCTGGTGTTTTCTTTAAATCTCAAAATGCTTCTACATGGACTGCAGAACAAAATGAAGATTTAAAATTCACACTTTCTAGAGCAAAATTTGATATTAATAGAGATAGTAGTCTATACTTTACAAATTCCGAAATTGATGTTGGAATGTCAGACATTAATGTTATGGAGAGAATATTCGATGATAATTCGATGTTTGTCCATAAAGATAGTTCTCTCATTACATTTAAAGTAAATGATAGTTCTGGGTGTGTTCCTACAAGTTTCTGGCAACCAAACGGATATAATTATGTCACTCTTAAAAATTTCCATGGAACTTACGACCAATATAGTGCTGCAGATTTAAATGGTTCGCATTTGGTTGTTGCAACAACTCATAATTCGTTTACTATCGATATGAGAGGTTTTTTCTATCCAGAAGGAGTGCAGTCAGCAAGAATTGCTCATGGTGGAACTATTCCATCAGTTGACTCTATATTTACTCCTGCATCAAATACATTTTCGCAGTTTAGACAAAAGAAACCAGCTAGTTGGTGTACTAATATTAAATATGATTTAATGAAACCTAACATTACATCTGTTGAACTGGCTGGTACTGGTATTTCGATGAAATTTAAAGCATTGACAGGTACATCGCAGGATTCGACAGAGGCGCCAGGGGTTAAAGACTTAAGTTTCAGAGGAATTACACCAAATCAAAACTATACATTTAATAGACCAATGATGGTTGCAGACAATTATAATGAGACCGTTTTTGATACATCTACGAATTCCCTTGACAAAAAGTCATTGATCTGGAAGATAGACTTAGTTTCTAATAAGGACAATCTGAGTCCTATTATTGACTTAGAAAGAATTGCTGCCGTATTGGTATCTAATGTAACAAATAGTGCTGAAAATGTCCCTAGTGGAGTTAGAGGACATGTCAATACTGGATTTGTTGATGAAACGAGTCCACACGGTGGTTCAGCTGCAACTAAGTATATGACAAGGGAAATTAAATTAGATCAGTCATCAACATCACTAAAAGTTATGGGTTCGGTTTATCGCCCAGATGTGACGGATGTAGATTTTTATTACAAAATTAAAACATCCCCAGACCAAAATTTTGAAAAACTTGATTATGTACTACTTGACCGTCCCGCCGTTTATAGTAAGGCATCTAAAGATATTTCAGACTATAAAGAATTTGATTATGAAGTAAGAAACTTGCCAGAATTTAATTCTGTAGCAATCAAAATTGTTCTTAAGAGTAAAAACTCTAGTGTTGTACCAAAAGTCAGAGACTTTAGAGTTATTGCATTGGCAACTTAATTGGAGATTGTAATGAGACTAAAAGTTAAAGGTAATAAAGACCTTGTTAGAGATACGAACTCGCAAGCGATAATAAATACTGATAACAATGGTTATAATAATTTTATTAGAAGGTCTAATGCACTTAAAAGGCGTGACGAAGAAATAAGAGACTTACAACAAGAAATGAATGAAATAAAAAACACACTAAACTTAATATTGGAGAAACTTTAAATGGCCGTAGAATATCCATCCCTTGTAGATGTGTTGACAACAGACACTTTTGAAGAGTGGAGAGTCAAAACCAATAATTTGAAAGTCTATGCGGAAGCAGCGGCTGCAAATATTGGTAATCTTGCATTCTTAGAAACTGATGCACAATCTACAATCGTTGATGCAATCAACGAAGTAAACACTCATACAGATATCAATACTAGAAATATTGGTAATATGTCTAATCTTGACCCAGAAAATCGTGGGTGGAGAAGAGAGAATCTTGTAGACACCATTAATGCAGAAAATCAATGGTCTGTAGAATATACAGACGATGAAGTAGAAAAAGAAAGAAACGCACGAATTGCAGCAGATAATGCCTTACAGGCAGAATTAGATGTAACCCAAAATGCTGCTGGATTAAATGCTGACGGAACATATTCATTACTTTCTACGGCAACGTATGTTCCTTCTGCGACTAGTCTTAGACAGGGAATCAGTCTTTTAGATACCACTTTGAAAACTAAATCTGATTTATTAGATAGATTAAATCTTACAGTTGGTGGTGGTGCTCTTACAGGACAGTTTGATTATGATGGTTTGGGTGTTAATTATCTTTCTACAGACAGTGATAATAATGCAGTAGTAAAGACAAATCTTGTTGAATTGGATAGTGCAGTAAAAGTTAATGAGGACGATATCACTTCATTAGAATCTAGAGCAACCAGATTAGAAACTGTACAAAACTTCTTGAAATACGCAGTGGGTACAAATAATGATGGTGTGTATGAGGAAGAGTTATTAAATAATTTTGCAACCCATGATACTGTAAGAGAAAACATAGGCGCTCTGGATTTCAACTTGAAATTTGTCAGTGATGAAGTTTTTGGAAGTCTTAAAGATAGAGTTGACAATATTATAACCGAATTAGAAACCAAAGAAGATAAGTTGGTTGTAAGAGGGACGGCCGGTGATGCAGACCCACTTGGTAATTTGTTGAGTGGAGTTGGCGATACCACTTCAATTGTTAATGCTATTAATGCACTATATCTCCAAGTACTTCCATTGATTCAAGATCATAATGCGGGCGGATACGTTAAGAAAACTGGCGATACAATGTCTGGAACACTAAGAATTGAAGGTGCAGATCTCAAAGTTACTGGAAATCAGTCGTTAAAAATTGAATGTAGTGGTGACATTATTGCATTCCAAGTTTAATTAATTAGTAAGAGAAGAGAATTCTAACATGGCAATACCAGCAGACGGCAGACTGAAAATGACGCACATTGTTGCGGAGTTTAAACCAGTAAATAACTCCGCACCCCATTCTCTGTCCGAATATTATAGAGGTGGTGGTAATGTTCCAGATAGATTTAATAATAGAAATATTCCTGTTGGGCCCAGAGGGCGTACAATAAAATATTCTGATTTCCGTGGAACATCTGATGCAACACTTCCTTATAATATTTTAATTCCTACCATATGTGTTGAAGACGCATGGAAATATATGCGCCTTAGAGATGGAACATTTATGACTAGGTGGGATCAGATTAATGATAATAATACCGTCTATTTCACAAGAAATGAAGAACTTGGTTCTGTAAGAATTGATACTCCACAAGATTGGGAATATGTTAAGTTAACTATTCCTGCAATGAGTTTCAAGATGGGAACTGAAGAAGGATTTGAGCAAGTTGGGTATGAACAACACTGGTCTAACAAAGTAGACAATCAACAAGTCTTTGAGGCTGGTGATTGGAAAATTAGAATTCCAAAAGGATACAGAAGACTTAGAATTTTAGCAACTGGTGCTGGTGGTTCTGGTTCTTCACAATATATTCCTGGCCAACCTACTGTAGAAGATTATGTTCGTGAAGGATTGGTAGGTACGGAAGACCAAGGATTTGATGGCGAAGACACAACTATTACAATGCCAAATAATCAGAAGATTAAAATTTTTGGTGGTATTGGTGGTAAACTTTCAAATGCAACAGGAGAGTCTACAACAAGAAGTGGCGAGACTACTGATACACTTCAAACAGAGACTGGAACAGTAACACTTGCAAGTGGTTTTTCAGAAACTGATTATGCCGAAGGTAAGTACAATGGTTCATATATTTTAGAAATTAATAACTCAAACTACCAATTTTATTGGCAAAACCAACTTCTTGCAACATCAAATGATATTTCAGAAGATGTTAGAGATAGTTCTGGTTGGTTGTATACTTCAACTTCTGAAGTTATTGATGAAGATCCTCAAGGTACATTAAAGTGGTATAAGATATCTAGAGTTAAAAGTTTAGAAGTCTCTGCAGAAGTTACGGATAGAATATACAATAGTATGTTGGAAAGAAACGCTAATGCAACAGAGAAATCTAGACATGTAAACTCAGATACTGTGGTGGATGTCATTCGTTATATACAGGGAACAAGAACTGGATTTGTTGATGTTATCGCTGCAAACCCAGACTTTGGCCCGAATACATTTGGAACGCCAGACGGATTTAGATATTTACTTGCTCAAGCAAGTAGTTTGTCTACAAGTACAACAACGAATATTCCAAACTATTCTGGCACCGATACTGGTACTATTAATACCAGTGGTAATCTCTATCAACACAAAGTTTATGCAGAAAATGGTACAACTGCCAATAATAATCAAACAACAACTACAACTATATCAAATGTGGTTGATAATTTACTTTTGACTTTTGAACATCTTGGTGATACCACTTATGCATACAATGCGAGTTTTATTTTCCCAATTAGAACTGTCCGAGGCACAATCTCTAGTGGATTTCCTGCACTGGGAGAATATGTATTTACAGATACCGATGGCCAGAATTACTACAGAGGCGGAAGAATTGGCACAACTGATGAATCCACCGAGGTAACGTTTACCGCCTGGACTGCACCTACACAAACCACTGAAGTAACATCTACTACCGCAAATACTCCTATTGCAGCAAATTCTGCCGCAACAGATTCTGAGTTTATTGTTTCAAGTAGTGGTAATTTTTATTATGAATATAATGCATACTTACAAAATACTACGCAGAGTGTTCGCCCAGAATTAGAAATTTATGTGAACGGTGTTCGTCAAGTTAATTATACTGGATCAAGTGCTCCCACTCTAACAGGAAATCAAGGAGAAATTAGACTTGCTTCTGGTAGATTGAATATTACAAATCCAGACTCTACAGTTAGAGTTGTTACTGATTTAAAAACAGTAACAACATCTACAATTTCACCAGAAATTGATGGGGGTGGATTTAGCACTTTAGCTCGAAGCGGAACACACGATTTACCACTTGGTGCAACTGGCCTGCCCGCTGGGAAGGGCATCTTTATTTGGGGCCATAATTTTTATAAGTCTGCGAAACTATACACTGATACTAATGGAAATGTCAGTGTTACTCACGGATCATCTTCTGATCCTGAAAAATGGTTCTTTATGACAACAGAAGAAGATGCAGGACAATTTACAACTGCGGCTAGATCCGATACAACTCGAATATTTGTAGGTGTCCACAACGCTGGAAAATCAGTATATGTTTGGGGTTTTAATATTTTCCGATCATATACCTTTAGTGTCGATAATGATGGTTACTTTTCTTTCATGCATCCATCATCAAGTGATAATGAAATGTGGTATTATGCGATTGGTAAAAGAGGCGCAAACTTTACAACCCCAGATGAGTCTGGAACTTATACATTAAATCTTGGCCCTGATTACGCTGGAATGGAAGTTCTACTTTGGACAAAAAACTTCTGGGGGATAAACGGACGTAATACGCCTACCGCTACTAGTCCTGCCCCAAGACATCTTGTTTTTGACTCTGAGGGTAAGGTTGAATTGTCCCATTGGTCATCTTCAGATGATGAACAGTGGTACTGGTGTGTTACAGATGGTGGTGCTGTGTCTCAACCAACAGGTGTTGGTGGAATTTCAATGAATAGTTTCACACTAGAAACTTCACTGGACACAGATACAATCGATAAAATTTATCAAAAATATGTTGGAAGAAACTCTAATATAATTGACAGAGACCTTTTCCGTCAACAAAATTATACAGTATTCGAAGGAATCAATTATGTTGTTGGTACTGCCGAATACGCCGCACAATTTGGATCTACAGTTACGGAACCACCTGTCGTAATACCTGGCCAGGGAACTATACCCAGAAAGAGTGAACTGATTAGTGTTACTGGTGGGGTTGCGACAAATAGAACTTACGCACTATCTACTTTACCAACAAACTCTTTGAAATACACAAGAGATAATTTACAAAGTACTCCATTATCATATTATGCAGACCTTCCATCAAGTGGTGCAAATATTGTAAGTGCATTGGTTGAAAAATTCCCAATTAATACTTACTGGTTCGAATCATCAGGATTAGGAGAATTGCATTTCTTTAATAATGATGGTGGAGACGGCGGTTCTTCGTGGCATGGTTCTGGTACAAGAGTTGCACCTGAGTTTCCAACAAATGGAAGTCCATCAGAACCAAATCCAGTATATGGATCTGGTGGTGCAGCTGGCCAACATGGTATGAGATATTATAGTAGTACATCGAAAAGTGCTACTATTGGTGGACAGGCAGCTGCAAGTGGATTCTTTGGTGACTTTATGGTATCGCCCGGCGATATTGTTGATATTAAAGTCGGTAGAGGCGGACAATCAAATCAGACCTCATACTTAGATTTGGTGCCTGGCAGTCAAACTCAAGAAGGTACATATGAATCTAACTCAGGAGATGGTGGAGATGGTGTAGTTGTTGTATTTGGTTCTAAAGGAAATGACTACACAAAAATCTCGAAGCCTGGCATAGCACTGATTGATGATAGGGGTGCAGTTGTTATGTACTCTGTTGCGAATGTATCTTGTGAAGGAAACCAAGAGTTAACTGGTTCAATTTCTTCAAAAGAAATACTTTTATTCGGACAAGGAAAACAGTATTACTTGGTGCATACTTTCCAATTGCAGAAAAACGGAACACAAAAATACCGTGTATATTTATGTCAAAATGGAGAACATTACGCAAAAGTAGAAAGAAGTGGCACTGCGCCTGGCCCATTCTTTAGTCCCCAACCACCAGCTGGATATCTTCCATCCGTACAAATAACTACAGATCCAGTACAGGCGCCAGATGAATATGTTGTCACTGGTGCAAAGAGAAGTGACATTGATAATGATATTCAAAGTCCAGACCCATGGCCGATTAGAAAATGTACGGTTACATTTGAAACTACTCGACAAGCTAGTTATGAAAACACAATGACATTTACTAATATTGGTAGTGGTGGTATTGGCCCGTCATCAATCGTATTTGGCACTAATGCTAGTACACAGACATTTACATTGAGTGAAGATGATGTCTATGTTTTACGTTCCTCTGGATTGCAAAGTAACAGAGCATCATCAATGACAACAAGAGTGATTGATGATGGAAGGTCACACCAAACCACAACTGGTGGTTCAACTTCTGACGGACGGCCGACAGGTACTCTTAAAAATAAACAATTTCCAGATTATTTACATTCTGGTAACTGTGATGAACCCCCTACAGGTGGTACATCTGTTTTTGCCGTGCTAAGACAGGAAGGTCAACGCACTATGTATTATATTAAATGGGGAACAGATGTGATTAAAGGTGATGGTGTTAGTTTTGGAACTGTCGCCAACAGCGATAATACTCTTTCTTCATATGGATTTGTTTCCGCTATCGAAAATAACCCCTACAGTAACTATTCATGGGATATAAATTGGGAAGGATCGTGGTCTTTTGACAACGACAGTAGAAGTACAGAAAGTATAGATTATAATGGATGGCGCTATCATAGGGATCCAAGCAATCGCATTGCCACTTGTACTAAGACTGCTGGGGGTAATACCATAACATATGAAATATGGGGAATATTCAGAAAAGAACTGCCGGGTGGGGCCTCGACAACTGAAAACAACAATAATAGTTGGACTACACTTGAAATGGATGACGGTGTTGATAGTGATTATACTGATTTGAGAGTTACGCCTTCGCCTATGGGTAACTTCTATGTAGAGGGTGGACTAACTCATTTCTCATGTTTCTCTTTGGGGGGAACTGGTACTGGAACAACTTGGACTCGCCCACCGCCTGCAGACACAGGTGGTGGCGATAGCGGCGGCTCTTCTGGAGGAAGCACGGCACCCATAACAGTAGTTACAGATGGAAACGGAAATCCTGTTACAGATGGAAACGGAAATCCAGTATATTCTGGTGGTGGTGGATGGGATGATAATAATAATGAACCGACATTTTCATCTCACTATGAACCATCAACTGGAACTGTAACATATTTTGATAGTCCTATGACACATGATGAAATTCAATCCCTAAGGGCGGATCAGCCAGATGGTGTGTTCTCTACTGGAACAGGACAGACAGGGACAATGATTGGCCCAACTAGAGATGACAACATTAGTGATTCTGGTGGTAGTGGTACTTCTGGACAGTCTGATAAGATTGTTTGTACTGAAATGTATAGACAAACACAACTAGATGATTGGAAAATTGCAATGAAGATTTGGGGATTGCATACAAAGACTCATTTGACTCAGTATCATCAAAGAGGTTATCATTTCTTATTCATGCCTTGGGTTAAAGGAATGAGAAAGAGTACCACCTTAACTAAGTCTGGTGGATGGTTGGCGCAAAGAAGAACACAACACTTAAAGTATATTTTAAGTAGAGATGGTTATGCAGGACATTTAGGTATTGGTGAAAAAGAAAAAGACGATATTGTAGGAAGAATTTGGTGTACTGTGTGGCATCCAATTACTTTTGTAACTGGAAAAATTCTTTCAATATTTAGAGATAAATAGTTGATAAAGTAATGAGAGAAAAAAATTAATGGCACAGAGAAATATAGACCCAAACTACTTTCCCAATTTTGGAATATCTCGTCAAAGAAATTCGTTTACTTCTGTAATCGGCAACGGCGGCGTAAATAGTAATGATGGTAGTATTAGTGGTGGATTTATGGGCGTTCTTGCTGAAGATTTGGCGAGAGAGTGGCCATTATTCGCTGGTGAACCAATCGCCGGAAATGAATTAATTGATGAGACTCAGACTCTGGTTACAACTCAGGTAACAAAACAATTTTTTAGTCAGATATCATTAAACCGCCCATCTTCTGCAAATGGTGGTGGTAGTGGTGTATACGCTGGTGTTGCAAACTTCAGTGAGGTTGGTGATGGAACCAATCCAGAGCAACATGTTATGATTTTTCAGACTACAAATCAAATTCTGCCTAAGTCTGGTGCAGTTGCGAGAGGTATTGATCAAAATTATAGAATAAGATTTGAATTTGATCTTCGCCCACGTTTAATGGGTGCTGGTGTCGGTACAACTGGTGATAGAGAATTTAACAGTGAATTATATCAATTAAATCTTAGAATGGCATCACAAGGAAGACAACAATACAAAGAAGGAAATACCGTACTAGAGGCAGAGTATCAACCAGAATATCATCCAGGCTACAGTTATAATGGAATTTTAAATAGTGGTTGGGAAAGTACAGTCGGTATTCCAAATCCCATGTATGGATGGTTTAAGGTAAATGTAGGAACATCAAATCAAATTAGTACAGATGGCACGATTTCAAATCCACAACTTACAACTGATGGATTAATTACATTGGAAAATGGTTCGACTGTTGATACTTCTATTATAAGAATGCCAGGAGAACTGGTAGACTTGCATTTTGATGATGTAACTATTACTGCAGATGTTGCGAATACAGGGCCATATTTTGTCTTTGGACAAAACACTGATACTGGTAACTATGGTATTAATCAAGGATATTACTATCCAGTATACTTAGATAAGGCTGCAGCAGATCAGGCAGACATTGACGCTGGCGGAACAGGTTCTTCTACAGTTCATACTTTTACAGAGTACCCACTTGCAACCTTCTACATACCAGATACAGGTTCTTCATTTAATCAGGCAGCCGCACCTTCTGGAACAGATTATAAGAAATATGTTAATAACAGGTCGATTAGATTTAGAAATAAAAGAAAAGGTTATGGTTGGTTTAAAAGATTTCCAAAGATGAATGCAGAACTGCAGGGAACATATCCATTTTCATATAGACTTACTATGACGGAAAAAGGTATCGTTCTTTACATGTATGATGATGCAGCTGCAGATCAGGCAGATGACTATTCATGGTTCTGTATTCAAAGAACATCAAGTAATGAATCGGGACTTCCAAGAACTGACGAAGCGTCAAAATTTCCTGTTCATTGTATGTACTCTTGTTCTAGAGAAAGTTTTTATTCTTCTGATGCCGGAATTTACTTTTCTAATCAAGCAGCAAACCTACAGACTGCAGAAGATTTGGTTGATACAGTATTTGATGAAGCGGGAAATATATACAATTTATCAAACATGGACAATTCAAAAACATTCTATATATTGAGTCCATACGATAGAGAAGACTATCTTGCGGATGAATGGCAAGCAAAAAATATTTGGAGATTTGTTGTAAGAGAATTTGATGTATTAAAACCAACTGATGTGCATAAATTTGCAACAAAACATCAGACAGATAGTAATGCAGTTATTAATCCATTAGAACAATTGGCCATTACAGATGAAAATAGATTTATTATCACTTTCCCAACTGGACTTACGACACAAAGATATATGTATCCTAAAGAAGAGATGGATATGATTTGTTTTTCTTCTGCAGAAGTAGTAGCAGAATCTAGTAATGTACCAATGACAACATATCTATACAATGGTACTAATGTAGATAAAAGAAGATACCAAGGAATGCGTTCAACCATGGCGTTTGGAAATGGAATGAGATTACTAGTCTTAGTAAATGGACAATACATCTTTAATAGTGATATCAATCTTGACACATATGACCCTGTAGGAACACCAGCAGTATGAAGATAGTTTGAGAATTTACTAAAACAACAAAAAAATTTTTATAAATATAAAGAAAAATACAAAGGAGATATGAATGTCTATTGCCAGTGGATATAGCATACAAAGAAATGACATTATCGATGTCCCTCACCGCAGTCAAGTTGAATCACACAACGCACTGAGTGGGTCTAATACTTATTTTTTAAGATCAAAAGTTGATATTTCTGATAAGGATTGGGAGTGGGACATCAGAATTGGAGAAACACGTTTTTACCTTAACAGACGTTTTGGTAATAACTCCTTGGTGTCTGGAGTAACTGCAACTGATGCAGAATTATATAGAGATAAAGTTTATGTGGAAGGTAGTACTTCTGCAGGACAAGGTTCAATTAAATATGATTCTGCATTAGGAGAGTTCGGCGCAATTATTTTTGCCGACAACGTTAGTCCTATTTCTGGAGAAGTAATTGAAATCAAGTATATCGAACATGTTACACATTTCACAGGAAATGATGGTGGACTTTTATTCCAACTGGCACACGATTTAACAGTTCATCCATTTGAATTCCCAGAAGTATTTAATTTAAATTTAAGTAGAGATGTAACTTTTGATACTGATGCAGATGGTACTCCTGGCAATGAAATTACCAGTGATTTTACAACAAGTGAAATTCTTAATGAAATTGACGCAGGAACTGGAAATCTTACTGCGTATCAACAAGTATTACCAGTCCAGTATAATAGAGATTATTCCGAAGATGGTACGCCAGCAGACCAATTAGTTGCTGGTAAACTTTGGAAAGTTGTAAGAGAACATAAAGTAGTTACAGAATTAAACTTGGGTTCGGGTGGTTCAACGCCGTTTGCAAATATTGACCCTGCTGACTCGAGCACATGGCCATCAATTATTGGTGATTTCCCACTTACAATTTCTGATCTTGGCTCTGGTGAATTTAGAGTTTCTTTGAATGGAAGAGTTTTACCGTCTGAAGATTGGATTGCGACTTCTAATAATGTTTCAAGGTCAACTCTATTTAAATTTAAAAGAACAGAGGTAATGCCTTGGGTCGCAGACCTAAGTCAATGCGTGTTTACTATATCTTACCATTGGGGCAAGACAATTGATGTTCCGTATGGTGCATTAGTGGGGCCTGGCGGACTTGGCCCACAGCAAGAGACACTATCTGGTGGTGCAAATGATTATTCATGGCCAAAAAACAATGCAGTTGATACTGATTACTGGGCATATTCAAAAGCAACAACATCAGATGGAGAACCAACAGGTACTGCAGTAAATGGTTTCATTGCAATTTTCTACGATCAAACAAATAATACTCCAAATATTACATCTGCGATTACTGCGTCTGGACAGAAAGATGAATTGGCAAGTACAGAAGAAGGCACATCTTGGATGCTTACATTCCAAGAAAATGATAACTTCCAAAGACCATTCGATTTGATATATCCTACTCCAGTTAGTAACGATAAAGAAGATGTTAAAGATGCATTGAGAAGAATTACAAATGGATTCTTAGTCGAGTCCAATAAAGGTGTCGATTTATTATCAGACACAAACTTAAGTTTTGCATCAAGCCTTTCTCCTTCTGCAGTTAGAAAACCACAGAAGTGGAGAATGAGATTCGAGTGGAATGATGATGAAAAATACTTAAAAGTAAATGTTGCAACTGCTTATCAATTAAAAGATGATTTTACGATTTCACAACCACAAGGTCGTGACGGTATTAAAAATCCTGTCTATAGAGAGCCTGGTGAATTGTGCGATGTGTATACCTCTCCAACGATCGGTAGAGGTGCAATCTTACAAATGAGTAAGGCAAAATCACAGTGGTTTAGAAAAACTCAAGTTGAAGACTCAATCTCAACAACATATCCAATGTCTTATAGACTTACAGTTACAAACCATGGTTTGGGACTTTTCTTATTTGACCATGCATCAGTAGATCAAGACGATGACTACGCATGGTTGGTAGTACAGAGACATGTTGACCAAACAACTGGACAACCAGAGTTTACAGAAAAATCTCCAGTGCATTGTGTATATTCACCATGCAAACGTCCTGTAGATGTTTCAAGTCTAACACCATACTTTGCATCACAAGATTTGGATGATTTGAGTAAACCTGGCCCAATTCAAAACTCACTTGGACAAGTTTTCAGATCAGAAGCACCAACTATCTATGTTAACAGAGATGGTGGACTATTCAATGGCATTGTCAATGCTATTGACTTTACTGCACTTGGATACGCAACTGGTGGTAATACACAAAACTCACTTGGTCAATTATATCACACTGATGTAAGAGTAGATTTAACTAGAGGTTTTTCTAGTAATGCGATGGCAGAAAATCAAAATCTTTGGGGACAAACACTATACAGACTGCAAGTGGATGTTACAAACTCGCCTGGCGCAATCGCAGGGGAAACTTTGACGCCTGGTAAATATATTTTGGAATCTGATGCACAAACAGGTGGTGGACGTATTGTTTCATTTAACAAAACAAACGGAGAACTACTTGTTAGTGGTTGGTCTGCTGCAAATATTGTTGGAACAACACAGACATATGCGGCCGGCCCTCCAATTGTCCCTGCACAGGGAACTATTGAAGAAGGAACATCTAGTTCTGGTGATGTTATGGTAGACTTTACAGCAAATCCATCAGGGACACCACAGTGGATTATTGTACCAACCGATGGACTTTCTGGTTCAACATGGGCAGAACAGATACTTGACCCAGTATTTGACCTTCAAATTCAAGGTTTTAACTCATTACCAAGAAGAAAAGATGTGGCACTTACTGCTGGGGCATCTGTTTCTCCCGCCGCACTTGAACAAGTTACATCGGGAACTCCAACAACTGCAACTACAGTATTAGAACATTATGACAGAAGTGGTTCTTTGTTAACTGCAACTACTCCTATTTCAGCTAATTATGTTCTTGGAAACACTGCAGGAATTTCATTCTCCGAAAATATTGCGTTTCCACAAAACATTATTGAAAGAATGTCTACATTTAGAGATGCATCTCAAAGTGGAACAGGTGTTCCTGCTGCAACAGAATCTGTTGGTTTGGTTGATTATAAAGAAGCGGATTCTGCATTACTTGATATTCTATTTGGCTCTCCTGTCGGGAATATGGAAAAAGTTTTTGAATCTTTGGTTGTTGCATTGGATGATGTTGAGGTAATTAGAGATAGTAATGCATATATTTTAACTTATGAAGATTGGGTTAACAATGGAGATCCAAGTACAGTTCAAAGATTTATTGAATCTCTAGACGCTGCAGGGGTTGACACGCTTGGTGCAGACTTTAAATTCCCATCTGTAGATGGTAACTCTGTTGAGTGGAATAATAGTCAGGTTTCGCTTACAACTCCATATACAATTGATTCGGGAACTTCAAATAGTTCAACTGGAAGAAACTTTTTCTCGCAACATGCAGCAAATCCATCATCGCCAACTTTTAGTTTGACTAATACACAAGCAGTTACGACAACTGGTAATTATCTATTGCAAAATAAGTTGCCAGGTGATCCTGTATTCTCCTCACCAAATACTTTGAGAAATGAATATATGTACGATTTCTTCAATCATACATTTTATTTCAAAGTTGCTCCAAGGGCGGGTTCGGAATTGACAATTTCTATTATTAACTATGTTACTTCAAATCCTGCTCAGGGTGCATACATCATAACTATTCCAGAGGATAGAGATTTCCCAGAAAGAAACATGAATGAAGTAAAAACAATCAATAGATTTGTTGTTAGAGAACAAGATGTATTAAAACCATGGGATTTCCACGTTTCTGCAACAATGCACGAAATTGATTCTCATGCTGTTATCAATCCGATGGAACAACTTTCTATCACACAAGATAGAAATTTTGTTTTCTCGTTCCCAACTCAGATAACAACTCAAAGATTCTATTATCCACAAAGTGAACTTGATATTATTTGTATTTCTTCTGCAGATTTCTCAACTCAGTCAGGACATGTAGAAATAAACAAATATGATGATTCGGATGGAGTAAACGAAGAATTTAGAGGTGGTTCTTTTGTTCCTGCCTCAATTTCTTTAACTTCTCCTAATGAAGTTACAAGATATGCAGGACATGAAGGCCCCGATGGGGTTAAGTATATTTGGAGAAAAAATGCCAGAAAGTATGAAGGAATGTCTGCAACATTACCGAATGGAAATGGTATGAGAGTGTTTATGCAAGTTACTGGTTCTAGTATTAGATACAGTGATGTAACGCCTGGAACAGCGCCTGGGTCGACACTAGGAAGTTAAAATAAAATAAAATAATTACATAAACTGGGTATAAATACTTGAAACACTTTAAAGTTATAAATATAAGAAAAAACATTCAAAGGAGAATTATTAGATGACTACTGCATTATCGACAGAGTTCCTTTCTGGTGGATTTTCTATTCAAAGAAACGAAATGGTATCTATGCAACAGCAGAAATACGCACAGAAGTTCGAATTTTTGAATAGTTTCAATCAGACATATACAAGGCTTTCAAAACCGGCCCAACACGAATTTGACAGAATCGCACCATATGCACTCTCTTCACAGAGAAGAGTATTTGTTGGTGGTACTGTTACAACTGTTACACGCCCATTAAAACAAACATATAGAAACGGAAATCTTCCTTCTGTTCTTGGTTCAATTCAATTAGATGCAAATGGTGCAATTCAATCTATCAACGTTCTTGATGGTGGTTTTGGTTATGCACCAAATACAACTTTTAATGTAAATATTAGAGGTGGTGAACCAACAAGTGGAACATTAACTCCTGCAGTTGTAACTGCAACTTCTGATAATTCTGGAAGAATTGTTTCAGTTGATATTATTTCTTCTGGTAACAATTATGATGCAGCCGCTTCTCAATCCTTAAGTGCAAAAATTGATGAAAGTCCAGATGAAGGACAATTCTACGTTTCGTTCTTTGAAGGTATCGGCGCACTTACTTCTGTAAACATTACCAGTGGGCAAACAGGACATAGACCAGGCGTCTATTATGTTGCCACAACAACTACAGATTCTGTTGCTGGTACTGGTGCAAAGTTCCAAGTATATGTTGACGCTGGTGGTACAGTAACAAAAGTTGTTCCTTTGGAGTTTGGTGAAACTTATTCAAATGGTGATACTATTACTATTCCAAATGCAGAACTTGGAAACGATGGTGGAAGTGATTTGGTAATCACTGTAGAAGCAGTGACAACATCAACCCAACTTGCATTTGATTATGGGACAGTAACATGGAGAAGTGAGTCTTTCCAAGTTGGTGATACAGTTCTTTTAGAATACTTCATCGATACTGACAAAGATCCTTCTGCAAGTGACGGTTTCTTAAGAACTCTTGCAAAAGATTTATGTTTGCACCCATATGGTAACTACTATAGTTCTGCGTTTTCTAGTGTTCCTCAAAGATCTGCATCCCTTGTAATTAAGGGCGGTGCGGTTGATGGTGCAATAGTTGAACTTTATGACGATGCTGGAATAAAGTTTGGTGTTACTGACCAAGACGGGTTTACCGCTGCGGATGATGGAAAAAGAATTATCGAAGTAAACGGTTCTGGTACTGCAATTCTTAGAGTTACAGGTGATGGACATACATTAAATCCATATGTTACAACTCTTGAAATGACAAGTACAAACAATGAAGAAAGTAATCCATTTTCATATGAAGATGCAACAGACGGTGAACCAATTACTGGTATGGTTGCAGGGGATAAAGCGTATGCGACTGGAAAGTGGAGACTCGCAATTCCTGTATCCGATTTCGAAGCACAACCATACAATATTATATATCCTTTTGTAGACTCTGATAGTAATACAGCAATTCCTGTTGGAAATAACGGACAACAGAACCACAGAAATGTGATGTCATCGATTAAAAGAATTGGTGATATGTTTGTTGTTGAATCGGAAAAAGGTACAGACTTACTTTCATCCAAGAAAGAAATTAATAGTGCTACAGATGCGATTCCAACTTCAGTTTCATTGACTCAGCCAGTTAAAGATGCTCGTAAACCACAGAAGTGGAGAATGCGTTTCTTCTATGACACTAGAGATGAGTATCTTTATGTAAATGTTGCTACTGCATTGCAAATTAAAGATAACGGAGACCTTTCAAAAGGACAAGGTCGTGACGGTATCAAACAGGCAGTTTACAGACAGCCTGGAGAACTTAGTGAAATTTACTATAACTTCTCAAACGATAGTAACAAGGCGAAATCTGGATTCTTCCGTAGACAAGGTAAAACTACAGATGATACAGAACCAACATATCCAATCGCATTCCGTCTGACTTGTACAGACCACGGTACTGGACTTTTCGTATTCGACCAAGCCTCTGTTGACCAAGATGACGATTATGCGTGGTTTGTTGTTCAAAGACACGTTAATAACATTTCTGGTAAAATTGAATTCGAAGATGGTAAGTCTCCAGTTCACTGCTTGTATTCTCCATCTTCTAGACCAGAAGAAACATCAGATTTTAATATCGGTTTCTTTGCAGAGGTTAGTGAAGAGTTGGATACAACTACTGGTGCAACAACAGTCACATCTAAGTCATTGGATGAATTGGAAATCTTTGATGTAAACGGTAGAAAACTGAAGCCGGGACTTCCAGTGAATGTAACAATTCCTACTGACTCAAGACCTGTTGCATTGATCCCAGAAGCATACGGTAGAGGACTTTCATATCTGAACACTTCTTCTACTGCAAACGTTCCACTTGCCGATCATGGTGCGTTAGGAACAGATTCCGCAACTGGATTTACAGTTGTTAACGACTACTATAAATTCCCAGAGATTAATGCCGCAAACTTCCAAGCGGGCCCTACCGACCGTGGATTGGGTACTGCAGAACTTGCAGTTGTCCTAAGTAATATTACTTCCACAGACAGAGATGCATTTGCATTAAACTTTGGTTCTGCATATGGTAGTTCGTTCGTTCCAGTAGGTGACTATATTACTGGTTTTGAAAATGGTACTGGTGCAGGTTCAAGATATGATGTCGCAGATACTAATGGTGCTCCGTCTTCTTGGACATTAATTAATGATGCAACTGGTGAAGGTTTGAAAAACTATTCCGTTGCAAGAACACAAATGCAAGGCCCTGCTCAGTTAGGTTTGCGTACATACAGAGTTCGTCACAGAAGTTCTGATGGTGTTGACACCTTCTTGGACTACAATGATGACTTCCAGTTTGTAAGTAAAACTGAAGTTGCGCCTGCGACTGATGCAAACGGACAGGCAAGAGAACTTCCAATCAGTTCAACGGTTGCAATCTTTACGCCAACATCTGTTGCTGCAAAACAACTTGTTGCAAAGAGAAGACGCAGGGTTCTTTTCATCGACAACCTAGATATTGGTGCAACAACTGGTACTGGTTCGAATCCTCTTCTTGGAACTGCAGGACAGTTTGCTGGTGCAGTGGGTGGTATTTCAGACTTAACACTAGTTCCTGTTAGTGGTTCTTCATTTGGTGGAAACGCAGTTGGACACAAACTTGCACTTGATGCTGCAGGTACTGCAATCCAAACTGGTGCAACTGGTGGTATTGGACAAGACTTTATTGTACTAGATGGAACTGGTTCTACTGGTGATGTAAAGGTTGGAGATGAACTTACAACCGCAACTGCACAAACTGCAGGATTTGGATTTAGAGTTCTTTCTGTCATTGATACTATGCCAGAAGATGACCAATTCATCTACGAGTATGCATGGGAAGGTGCTGGATTTAATAACGAGTATACCAACTTCTTTGGTAGATACGGTACTGCATCTAACCCACTCTTTGAAGTTAACAGACTTAAAGTATTTGTTGATGGACAAGAGGCAGATGCTGCGGTTCAAGGACAAAATTATCAATTCGATGCGAATGGTAATATTGAATTTGGTACGACTGGTGGTTCTACAGAATACTTTGGTGTTCAAAAACCAATGTATGCATATTCATTGACAACAGATAAAGTTAAGTTTAATGAACCTCTAGAGTTTGCCACAGTTGTTAAGATTTCATATGAAAACTATAATGACGTAGAAGAAAGAGATACTGGTAGATCAACTTACTTGATTAGACTTCCAGAAGACAGAGATATTCCTGCAATCTGGAACGATATTCACAAAGTTGCAAAAGGTATCTACAGATTTATTGTTCGTGAAAACGATGTGTTCAAACCATGGGATTATCATGTATCCGCTGTTACACCACAGGTTGACAGTCCTGCATGTATTAACCCTGTTGAACAGTTATCGATTACACAGGATAAAACTGTTATCTTTAACTTCCCAACACCACTTGCATCACAAAGATTTATCTATAGTGACGCAGAAGCAGACTTGATCTGTATTGCTGGTGCGGATAGTTCTACTCAGGGTGGTATCATTAAGACATCTGCAACTAAGTATGACCTTGACGGACAACATGTTAGTACATTAAGTCCACAGGGTGGTACTACATCTACATCTTCTAATGCTGACCCACTCAACTTCAGAAGAGAGTATTTCTGGCACAATGTGAAACAATCAGATGGAACAACTGATGCATTTGACACAACAGAAAACTCAACACACAGAACTTATGTGGGTATGATGTCTACTAAACCATTTGGTAACGGTATGAGAATCTTCCTCTTGACAAGAGGTGGTCCAATCAGACCATCATATAGTGACTACACACCAAGAGATGTAAGAGGAATTTCGGATAACTTCCCAACAGGTGCCACTAATGGTGCTATTGAAACTCTTGGAGGAGTAGACTATACATTCGATGATGGTGATCGCTCAGGTGATTTGGTAACTACGGATGATGTCACAATCAATGTTGGTACAACTACAATCACTGGTGTTGCTGTTGATAGTATCTCTGCTGATATTTTAGTAGGTGCTACTGCAACGGCGACTTTGGTAGATACTTCTACAGTTACTCTTACAGTGACTGAAGTTTCTTCTACTGCTGGTTCTATTACTGTCAGAAGTAGTGGTTCTTCCGCAGGAACACTCGCTGCAGGATCGCTCACATTCACTAAGAATGTTGGTTCCTCTTGGAATGGGAATTATGTAAACTTTGGTGCATAATTTATAAACATTGATAAAATTATCATAAATATAGGGGAGACATAAAGTCTCCCCTTTTTTTATACCAAAGAAAAATGTCAGTAGAAAATATATTTTTATTTAACGATGTAGTAAAAGTCAAAGTTGGAATTGATTCTCCAGTTGGAATTGATGCCCCATCTGATGGCCAAGTTGTTGAGCAAAATGGACTTACATATACTTACGATGCGGCGGCCGCCTCTTGGGATATTACCGTATTATCAAATATAGTATTTGTTTCTGGTCTTGCATCTTCCATAACACTATCATTTTCTGTTGGAGATATTCTTGTTAATGGAGCTAGTCAAGGCACAAGCGCAACAATATCTAATAATGATGTAGTACAACTATCATTAGAAAACCCAACTCTAAATCAATCCAATACATATAGTGTTGTTGCAGATGGCACAACAATAGATTATATTGTCGAATTAAATGATCCAGAGGTTGCGAATTTTGATGCAGATAGATCAACCTCCTCAACTAATGATGACCTTGAAAAGATTGATACGACATCTCCTACATCAACTGATTCTGATGTAACTATATTTCAAAGTATTATAAACCAATTAAATGCTGGTGATGTAGATTTTGAAAGTGTAAAAGAAGAACTATCTACACTTATTCAAGAAAATTTTTCAGAAGTGTATCAAGAGGCCCTTGGCGATTTAGAGGTTCTACTTGCCCAAGAATTCGAAGAATTTAGAGATACAATTTTAACTTCTGAAACTGAGATTGTAGAAACAACAGTCCAAGAGAGTGCGGAGATTACAGAGGTTATTACCGCAAAGGATGCGGAGATTGATAGTGTTTTAGAAACACAAGAATCTCAAGATTATACGCAAGAATTGGTTCAAGAAACTTTAGAGACTTCTGAACAAGAAACCTTTGTAGAAGATGAGGTTTTAGAAACTTCTGAACAAGAAACCTTTGTAGAAGATGAGGTTTTAGAAACTTCTGAACAAGAATTACTAGCAGTCACTGATTCTCCAGAAATATCAGATCAAGAATTGTTGGCGGTTACTGATTCTCCAGAAACTTCTGAACAAGAAACCTTTGTAGAAGATGAGGTTTTAGAAACTTCTGAACAAGAATTACTAGCAGTCACTGATTCTCCAGAAACATCGACACCAGATACATTTACAGAAGATGAATCAATTGAAGTATCAGATCAAGAATTACTAGCAGTCACTGATTCTCCAGAAACATCGACACCAGATACATTTACGGAAGATGAAGTTTTAGAAACTTCTGAACAAGAATTACTAGCAGTCACTGATTCTCCAGAAACATCGACACCAGATACATTTACGGAAGATGAAGTTTCTGAAACTTCTGAACAAGAATTACTAGCAGTCACTGATTCTCCAGAAACATCGACACCAGATACATTTACGGAAGACGATGTAGTTGAAACATCGACACCAGATATATTTGCAGAAGATGAAGTAGTTGAAGCATCTACACCAGATACATTTACAGAAGATGAAGTAATTGAAGTATCAGATCAAGAATTATTATCAGTTACTGATTCACCAGAAACATCTACACCAGATACATTTTCTGAAACTATTCAGTTGGCTCTTTTAGATCAGGTTAAAGCAGAATTAATAGACAATGAAGAATTAAAACTATCAGACCTCTTTTCTGATTTAGAAAATATTTTAACAAATCAATTAGAATCTTTTGCCGAAGAAATAACCCCAGATTTTCTACTTCAAGTATTATCGGAATTGAGTGATTCTGAAGAATTAAAAACTGCAGATATTCAAAACTTAGAAGATATTCAGAGCCTTTTAAATCCAGATATTTTATTAGATTTGGAAAATGTTCAATTAGAAGATATAACCACTGAATTAGTCAGAGAAAGTCTTTCTACGGTATTTCAAGAATTCCTAGAAGAAACTTTAAATGAAACATTCATTTTACCAGAAACGGATGAAACTACTGAAACTTTATCAACATTAGATCAGGTAAAAGAAGAAACCGTTGATGTAATAGAAACTACTGCGTTTGATAGTTCAGAAGAACAAGATGTGGTAGAGGAAGTTGCCGCAGAAGTTGATACTACAGTAGAAACAACTGAAGGTGTTGAACAAGAAAGAACAGAAGAGTCTCCAGAAGAACAACAACTGGAAGAAAAGTTGGATGCTGCCAGTGAAACTGTAGATTCTCAGGATACCACTTCAGACGAACAAATTCCTGTTGGAAGTGATGGAGAAGTTGTTGAAGAAGATAGTGGAGATTCTACAACTTCTGATGCAACTGTAGACGATGAAGTTTCAGAAACTTCAACCGATGATTCTGTTGTAGATGATGACACAGATGTTACGGAGTCTCCAGATACAACTGTAGATGATGAAGTTGTAGAAACTTCAACTGATGATACAACTGTAGATGATGATACAGACATTTCTTCTTCTCCAGATGCAGCTGTAGATGATGATACGGACGCCACGGAGTCGCCAGATGCAACTGTAGATGATGATACGGACGCCACGGAGTCGCCAGATGCAACTGTAGATGATGATACAGACACTTCTCCTTCTCCAGATACAACTGTAGATGACGATACGGATGTTACACCTTCACCATCTTTAGATGAGGAAGACGAGGCTTCAGAAACTGTGTCTGATGGAAATGTAGTTTCTGATTCTGAACTTGAAGGTGGAACCGACACTGAAATTCCAGAAGATGCAACAGAAGATAGTACAACTCCTAGTGAAGTACCAGAAGAAGATCCAAGCACGACAGAAACACCAGATTCTGAGGTCGAGGATGAAGTACAACCAGTTTCAGACGATGCAAGTGATGTTACGGATGAACAGACAGTAACTGAAACAGAAACAGATACACCAGTTGATGAATCTGGAGATACCGAATCCGATTCTGATACATCAGTAGATCAACAAATAGAATCTGGTACAGATACTGATACACCAGTTGATGAATCTGGAGATACCGAATCCGATTCTGATACATCAGTAGATCAACAAGAAACTAATAATGTTGGCGATGATGAGTTGGACGATGATAGTGAAGGAACTTCTAGTGCAGATGAACCCTCTGATGATGACTCAACAACTTCTGTTACCGATGATACTGCGTCCGAAGATGACTCAACAACTTCTGTTACTGATGATGCCGAGACAGAAGATGATGGAACAACAACGGTAGTAGATACTGAAACTTCAGATGATGACTCAACAACTTCTGTTACTGATGACACCGATGTAGAAGATGACCCAACAACATCTGTTACCGATGATACTGCATCTGAAGATGACTCAACAACTTCTGTTACCGATGATAATCAAACTACTGATGAGCTAAATGAACCAGTCATTGATTCGGAAGAACCGAATGATGAAAATGATGGTATAGAGGTTGATGTCGATGATCGTGATGATGAAAACCAACCGCCCGTATCAGATATAGATGAAACTACGGATGATACCACTTCAGTAGAAACAGAAACAGATACAACAGAAGATGATACTACTTCAGCAGAACCATCTGTAGATGAAACAGAAGATGATACTACTTCAGCAGAACCATCTGTAGATGAAACAGAAGATGACACAACTTCAACAGAATCATCTGTAGATGAAACAGAAGATGAAACTGATACTACCGAAGATGGTACAGATGTAACTACAGATGAATCTGGGCAACCAACCTCAGAAGATGATACAGTTGACGATCAGACAGATACTACTGAAGATGGTACTGACGAAACTACAGATCAACCAAGTGACCCTAGTGGTGAAGGCGATACCGTTAGTGATGAAACAGATACTACTGAAGATGGTACAGACGAAACTACAGATCAACCAAGTGACCCTAAAGGTGAAGATGATACGGTTAGTGACGAAACAGATACTACCGAAGATGGTACAGATGTAACTACAGATGAATCTGGAGACCCGACAAGTGAAGATGATGCTGTAGAAGATACTGATGCTGGAGTTGGTGGAGAACAGGATGTAGTAGATGATGCAACAGATACATCTACATCAGATGATGAAACCGTTGGTGACGATACGGACACAACAGAATCATCTGGGGATGACACTGTAGATGATACCGATTCAGTTCCCTCTACTGATGAAGACGGTGTTGACGATACCGATTCAGTTCCCTCTACTGATGAAGACGGTGTTGACGATACCGATTCAGTTCCCTCTACTGATGAGGATGGAGAGGATGACACAACTCCACCAGTTACAGATGGAAATGATACAGATAACGAAGAAGTTCCTACTGGTTCGGATGATGAAGTCCCAGAAGATCAGCCTGGGGTGCCGCCTGGCGAAGAAGATGATTTTGAAACAGACCCATCAGTAAGAGTTTCCGATGGAGAAGGACAAACTGACCAAGATGGCGCCGATGAAACATTAGATGATACACAAGAGGATGATACAACACCGGCGGTAGATGATGAAGATACTACTGAAGATGTTTCTGAGCCATCCATAACAGACACTGATGATACGGAAGACGTTTCTGATCCACCTGTTACTGATGAAGATACTACTGAAGATGTTTCTGAACCACCAGTAACAGATACTGATGATACAGAAGACGTTTCTGAACCGCCAGTAACAGATACAGATGAAAATCCAGATGTTTCGCAACCACCTGTTAGTGATGAAGATGATACTCCAGATGTTTCTGAACCACCAGTTATTCCAGATGAAGAAACTGATGATGATGGACAACCACCAGTTATTCCAGATGAAGAAACTGATGATGATTCACAACCACCAGTCATTCCAAGTGAAGAGCCTGACGATGATTCACAACCACCAGTCATTCCAAGTGAAGAGCCTGACGATGATCCACCAGTTCCGCCTACAAACGATGAAGAAATTGATGAAGACGCACCAAACAATCCACCCAGTCAGGATGATGGAACAAGGGAACTTGGTACAATCGTAATGAGAGATGGTGAGATAAAATTATATGTCTTAACGCCTGTCTTATCAGCAAATAAATATATTGGCCCATTTGTTGATAGAGAATTGGGCAACAGATTTTTTAGTTGATGGATAGTTAAGAATGCCACAGTTTCAAACCGCCAATGGACAAAAGATACAGGTTGCAACTAAACTAGTTTCAAATATTATAGTTGAAACTATTGATCCACCACAAGTCGAATATGTAAATTACTTTACTCCAGATATTGATCCTAGAAATAATGCGATTGATCTAGAAAGAATAAAAACTTATCAAGGACAAACATATGAGGTTAGACGTTCTGATTTAGTATGGAACTATGGACTAGAACTTGATGAGATTGGTTATGCAAACTATTTCTATACAAATGGAATAAATTTAGCACAAAGATATTATGACAACTTAGTTCAAACAAGTGTTCATAGAGGTGGTATTGGAGAATATAATCCAAACTTTTATATTGAAGTAGAAAGTATTGGTTCGGACGCTGCCAATGTCACCGCAAATTCCAGTGAATATCGATCTCAAAGGATCGATTATTACAATCCAATCACAAAACAAATTGATAAAAAACTCTATCATACAAGTCGAGGAGTTAGAGTTACAAAATTAACCAAGAATGGTAGTTTTTGGACATTTGTTGATAGTATTCAATATGACACTTTTGATAGTACAGAGTCTCTTAGTACATTTTTGGTGGCAGGACAAGACGCAGTTGTTGGTGAGGTATATGAACTTGTAGGGACATACGATATAAATGACTCTGATACTTTTGCTGCATTAGATTCTATGGGATTTATTGCAGGATCAGTTGAGTCTCCAACAATTTCCACCAGAGCCACATTGCAAAATTTACCACCAGAAAATTTTACAGTTACTTTTAGAGAAGTTAGAACTGTAGGATATTTCAATGCAATAAATCTAAGAAATTTTATATCTACTTTTTCTGATGGTGATATGATTATTATAAACACTTTTGATGAACCTAGTGCGAATAAAAATTTATGGACAGGCGAATTAAGTAATAATTTTATTACAAGTTTTGCAAATTCTGCATGGGATTATAGAAGTGCATATTTATATATTGGTATAAAAAATGGAGAAAAAATAGATGAACAATATGCCGAAGATACATCTGCGAAATTATATACTACGATAAACTCTGAGTTATTATTTGACCCTGTTACAGCAACAACATACACATCAATTTATGATGAGTTTAGTCAAGGCGGATTTAAAAACAAGTATAATGTAAACAAAAGATATATTCCACAAATTAGTTCTACCTTAGATGAACAACAGGATGGGGTATATGTTGTATTAGATGGTTATGATAGAAAAACTGCAACCGTTCCATTTAAATATTGGCATCCAAGACATCCTTCGCAGAGAATGAATACACTTGAAGATGTATTTCATTTTTCGGTAAGTGTCAAGGACATAGATTTTAGTTTATTCGAAGAACATTTAAGAGTATCTGTTTATCATTCAAAAGAAAACCACGAAGATGTGTTGGAAGATTTAACCAATTTTTATTCTAAAAATACATCATCTTTAATTGATGAAATAGACTTTGATTTGAGTGGACAAGTAGATAAAGAATGGGTACATCTGAGTATTGATTTGCTTTCTCTCAATTTTCCATCATATGATGGCATAGTCTGGTTTGAGATTGAAAGAATTCCTAGATTATTTGATAACCCATTTACCGATGGTTTCCGAGCGGATCAAATATTTAATTCTTGGTATAGATTTTCTCATTTAGGTGATGAGGCAGTATATCCATTTGACCCACAAGATGAATTAGAAACTGCATATGTATATGATATTGTCGATAATAAAATAGTTTCTACTCAAAATTTCAGAGGTTATACTGGATTTGTTTCTTTTGAATCTTATGAAAATTATAATTTAGAAGTTAGGGTAAAGAGTGGAGAGTTTGATAATGATGCAGTTGGTTTAATTATTGGTTTTGTATTTGAAGATGGAAAAGAATACACGTTAAGTGTATTACGAGCTCTTGGACAACACTTTAGAGGTAAGTCTTGGCTTGCAATTGCAAACTGTAATCAGGCAAGTAGCACTCTTGGTGAACCTTGGGAATGGTTGGGGTTACGTCCTGATGAAGTTATTGATTATGAATATGAATTTGATAAAGATATCAATCCTTTCTATCACGAAATATGGGATGGAACTCCTACTGCACCAAAACCAGAAGTTCCTGCTGAATTTTTGGATGCAGAGGTGGAATCACAGGGCCCTCAGTGGAATATGTTTCCTAATGGAACAAAAATAAGAATTGAAAAACGTGCAAATATCGTAAAACTTTATACAAGTCAGTTTAATGACCCAGAAACTATTGATCCATCTACAGAGATTGAAATTGATTTGTCATCAGACCCAGAATTGGAAAGGTTTATTTACTCTAGAATTGGTATCAGTAACTTTTCTGCAGCAGATGCATCTTGGGAAGATGTTACATTTGAACCACTGATCGATGTGGCGACAGAGACTACTTCTGAAGATTATCCAACATCTAGAAACGGTTTCATTGCAGTGGGTGGAATGGGAACTGAAAGAACTTACATGTCAGAAGAGTTGTCGGGCCCAGTTTCAAATCCTTACTTCATTGAAACAATTAACTCAACTAAGTTTGTTATTGATAGACAACAACTAGAATCGGTTGCGAAGTTTAATTTAAGAACTTTTGAATTGTCCGTTGGAATGGACGGATATAATCAAGATGTTGTTGAATTGATGCGCCCTGATTTATATGGAGCAACAATTCTAGATTATAACAATATTAATATGATATTGCAATCAAAAACTATTCACTTCGACTATTCGCCGTTTACTGGTGGAAAGTCACTGGATATTTCTAAAATCTGGGAAATGGACTTTGTTGATAGAAGGTCAAGTACGCCAATATTTGAACAGACTCTAGGCGGACTAAAAGTAAAACAAGATTTAATAACAAAAATTTGGGAAGTAAATCTTGCAGGAATAACTTATAACTTTGGAGATTTACCAAGAGCTGAATATACTATAATAAGAGATAATCTTAATTTATTGGGCGAATTGCCAAGGGCAGAATTTACTACATCTAATACACAAGATTTGATATTAGATACTAATACTGGTTTATATTATTTTAAACCTAGTGATCAGGCATCTGATATAACAAAATCTTTATATTTTGGAAAACCAAAAGATATTAACATTCCTATTAACCATTACTTTGCAAAATATAAAGACTCTGCATTTAAATATAACCAACAGATTGAAGAGGTAATGGATGTTGTAATTCCACCTAATGATTATTTCATAAAATCTAGAGATATTGTTTTAGATAATACCTTATTTAAAGAGACTGTTAAAATATTTGAATTTGATTATCCTAAGTCTGTTTTCTTTGATAGAGCAAAAGATATTCAGTTTAATGTTGCACCTTTCTATACAGAAACTTTAGACAAGACATATATTAATAAATTATTCTTTATTGATTTGGATGAATGGAATACTAGTTTAAACTTTAGTCCTTTCCAGTATAACATGGATGATGTTTCTTATATAATCGAACAAAACTATTTACTTGCAAAAGATACTGGTATTGACCCTAAAAATAGTTTTAAATTTAAAATGCTTGAAGAAATATTTAAACCGAAATTTATTATAAGCGATCAACCAACATATGAATTTATTTTTGACTCTTTTGTTGGCGTTTCGTCTAATCTTTGGGATTCTACAAAATTCCAACCTACTTATTATGAAAAATATGAAAGTGGACATCCTAGAAGTGATGGATCAGATGCATATGGACACGAACCTACCACTGTAGAAGTTCCTAAAAGTCGATATAAAGAGGGTGCTTTCTTAGGGTTTATAAAGGAAAATAGTGTTGGTAAAAATCACGGATGTGGCGCATTTCATGTAGACCAAGAATATAGAGAAACACAGGTTCTTGGTGATGTTGGTAGTGGAGGAAAATTCTTATTTGAATTTTCTGAAGTAGACTGGGATTTAGACAAGAATGGTTCATTTGAAAGTGGATGGGGATTGGCCCGAGCAGCCAAAAAACAATATAACTTTACATATGAAATAATTAAAAACGATAAAACTGGTAGACTACCAGATTGTCTAGAATTGGATGGGAATATTATTAAAGGCAGACTCAGTGAAACTGATATGTTTGTGAGAAAAAACGCATTTGAAACTTGGATGAAAAGTCAGGGTCAAGAAATAGATGGTGCGTGGATTTCGCACGCTGATAATATAGACTATGATTATTCTGATTTCCAATTAACCAATCCTAGAATATTTACTTTGCAGATGACTGGTACAAACACTACTAGAGGAGAATTAGATGTAATACATTCCGGCGCCGAAAGATATTCTTTTGGTGAAGTTATTGTGCAAGGTGATACTACTCTTGTAATTGACAGTGTTGGTTCTGATTATACAACTGAGGTTTTAAGGGATACTGGTGTTGAAACTGTAACGGTAACACGATATGAATATAGAGAACTGAAAGGTGAAATTGATATAACTTCAAATGAAACTACTCAAACTTCTGTTTTTGTTCCTAGTACTCAAACGGCATCTATTGAAATTGCAAAATTACAAGAAGACTTAGTTTTTGCAACTGGAAACACTGCAACTCTTATACAAGAAAGAATCGATGAATTGCAGGATATTATAGATGGAAATGTCGCAAGCGAAGGTTATTTTGCAATTACAGACGAATCGCCAATCACAAATTTTAAATATGTCGAAAGTGAAGAAACATCCCTGCAAGCAATCGTACATGATTTTATTGTCGATAACACTGGTGGATTGATAAAAAATATAGAAATAGTTATGCCAATCTGGAATAACTTTACATATGATAAAGATTTATTCTTGCACAAATCTGATAAAATACAGACACCAGAGAATCAAGATAGATTAAAGTGGATTGAAGATCAAAGAAATAAGGGATATTACACATATGACCCTAGTAGAAACAATACTGCACTTGATATTGCATGGATACAGGCAATAAATAATTATAATAATGGTATTATCACTTATGATGATTATGCATGGAAGAAAAATTTTATAATTAATTCTAGAAGTTTTATGTCAGAAGAAAAGAGAGAAGAATATATAGAATATATTGAAAGTTTTGTAAAACTTGAAGTCGGAACAGCGGATAAGTATAATGTAAATAAATCAAAATTATCAGAAGTTTCTATTGATTATTTTAATACAAATTATCCATATGTAGAGTCTGAAAATAATCAATTTACATATTTGGAAAATATTGAACCATTTGTACTTAATTGTGAATTTGAGGTTTCAGAAGAAATATTCTATGACTTTGATCAGGATGCAAAAGTAATTAGAGGATATCCAGTATATGCCAGCTGTAACTAGAAAGGGCGACACCTGTACAGGACACGGTTGTTTTCCACCAAGAGCGAGTGTCCAAGGAAGTGGAAATGTGTTTGTAAATAGTATTCCAGTTCATCGACAAAGTGATGGATGGGCGACTCATTGTTGCCCGCCGCCCACATGTCATGGTTCTGTTCTTTCATCTGGTTCTAGTACAGTTTTTGCGAATGGATTACAGGTCGGTAGAATAGGAGATCCAGTCGCATGTGGTTCTTCCGTTGCCGTTGGTAGTGGAAATGTTTTTGCTGGTGGATGATATAAATAATGTATAAAAGATAAGACGGAGTTTTTCATTGGCAATTGCATATCCTATTAAGGCACTCGTACAACAGTCTGGTGATGTTGTTCTTGGAGAATTTTTAGAATCCGACTATATTGGTATTCTAGATGGTGGTACTGGCGCAGGGGGAAGTAGAGAAAGTAATAGTCTTCCTGCAACAGCAACAGATGAAGAATTACTTGATGCAATCAGACAACAAATGCGAGATAATTTTGAACTCGCACGATATGAAACATATTCTTCTATAATCGCAATTCAACAAGAAGTTCCAGATGCTGGTAGAATAGCAATGGATAGTACTTCTGGAAGATTGTTTTATGGTACAGGAGAAGCTTGGTTTGAAGTAGGACAGGCACTTTTAGTTCAAGATAATATCACTGGTGGACTTGAGTTTGGCGGAGATATTATTGTTATATACAACCCAGACACGAGTACTACATCAGTAACGGTAGATTTTACACCACTTAGAAACCAAATAAACGCAATTATAGGTGGCTCTGGACTAAATGCGGATGGTACTTATACTCCAAATGCAAACACCAATTTTATTTCTGGTGCAACTAGTCTAAATAATGCTGATGTATTGTTGGACACTGCTCTGCAAAACGAAATTAATAGGGCAACTGGTGTAGAATCTTCTATTATATCACAAATAACAGGGGTTACTAACGACCTTGCAAATTTTGCATATGAAGGACACACTGCAGCACAGGTATCTGGTGCTGGAAAGGTTGGTATTGTTTATGATACCACCAGTGGAAAATACGAACCAACTAGTGATTTTGGAGTTGGTGGTTTTATAAAGTTCACCATGGAAGATGGTAGTAGGGATGATATTCCATTGACTACTACTTTCCACGGCAATCAAATATTAAGTGGTGTAGTTGAATTTTTTACGGCAAATGGTACTCAAGACGATATAGATTTGGTCGTAAACGGTGTATAAATTCTTTTTTATAAATAATAAGAAATAAATAATTGCAATTTAAAATAATAGGAGTTTATTAATGTCTAAGTCTATCCAAAAAAATGAAATCATTCACATGGACGGATACTACAGAGATCCAAAGCGTGATGATTTTATTCCGCTTATACAACAAGTAACAGAACAGTTCTTAGAAAATGGATTTGATGATGTCGGGCCACAAATCACAAAGATTTCGGTCAGAGATTCAGAATTAACAAAATATATTGATGAATTTATCGTGTGGAATTATGATTCTGGCGTAACATCGTCAACAGAAGGTGCATATGGAATTGATAATCCTATCAGTCCTACTGGCGGGCAAACATTCACCCCATTTTATCTAGACGGCGAGAGCTCAATCGCAAGAAGAAAAGAAATCGATGACCTTTATGATGATAAAGATTGGCATGATCTATTATCAGAAACATTTCCATCATCGCAGGCGGCCGGCACAGCAGGTCTCACTGCAGATAAAATATTGGGCCCAAATGCGGAATTATTTGCATATTTAAACCCACATCCAAATAGAAGAGGTGGTGGCGTAAATAGTTCTTGGGCAACTACAGTTACTATTGATGCCGATAGTGATCCAGCTGGTGCAACTACCGTAACCACCTATAATGCAGCTCAATTGTCTGTTGGTATGGAATTGAGATCAAATAATGGTGTTGCACTTTCGGCGCCATATCCAACAGTTACTGATATTAATATCAATATTGTTACTCTTTCAGACCCGATTATTAGTGTGAGTGGACAGAATTTGGTATTTGGTACTGGTGATCCAAGACCTGCAACTCTGTTGAATGGACATTTTTACAAAGAGTCGCCTTCTCCTGTAAAAATTGCAAAGCAAAATCAAACTGGATATATCGGACTTCCAAATATTTCTAGGGCAGTTTATCAAAACGAATACAATAAAGTTAAAAGATGTCTGACAAATACAGCGAGAGATGTTAAATTTTTACCAGACATTGAATCTGGAATTAATACACAGGCAAAACTTCGTCAATATAGAGAAGAGGTAACAGCACAGGGTGATATTTTTCACCATTTTTGGATTTCTAACTATAGAGATGAATTTTTCTTTCCTGCAGGAACACTAGAACCAAGAAGATATCGTGGGGAATTGATTGTAGGATACCTTCACACATTTAATGGTAATAATCTACAAAGAGGCGATACTTATAAGTTTACTTTTGCGGTTACAAACCTTGCACCAAATTCAACTATTGAATACGAAATTGATGTTCCTGTTGGTTTAGATAACAGTATTGTTGGATTTACGCAAGATGTTTATGATATATTGGTAAAAACTGCATTGTGCGACCCAAAGGGTGGGCCTTTCCTTGCGTCAATTAATCAAGACGATAGAGAAGGTGTAATTGAATTTGAATCTAGAGAAGTTGGTTTCTCTCTTGCTGTAAGTGTAGAGAGAACAGAACGCCCTCAGGCAACCCTAGTAAACTCTTTAACTCAATTTACTGTTCCTATTACCACTGCAACATCTACTATTACAGATGGAACAACCACACTTGCAGCGGAACCTGTTTTCCCGAATGGATATTACCATCAAGTACAACTAAGAGGATTTGATGGTTGTAATATTGGGGACACCACCGTAATTACAATTTCTGGATTGGTTGATGAAACGCAAGTTGCCGCAGGAGTATACGAAACCGCAAATGCAACTTTAGATGATATTGTTCTTGAATTTAAGGCGTTGGAAAATTTAAACTCCGCACAAATGACATCCCAGATTGTAAGCAGATTGCGTCAAATCGGTTATATCAACACCTATATGACAGTTAAATCTTCTGGTTCTTCAATTATATTAGAATATAATAAAAATTCATCTGCATATTTTGCATTTGGCGGAAAAGGTAGATCTTCTGGGTTATCTTTAGCAGACTCTACTCATTTTGCAGGAAAAACAATAGGAGAAGTCACGGTTACTGACTATCCTGTTAATGGTGTCACCGTTGCAGATGTCGCCGCTACTCCATCTGCGTTTACAGTTTCTGGTACATATACTCTTGCAACACTTTTTACCGCAACAGATACTGGTAGAACTTCTAGTGGTGATGCGGATGTTGATGGTGATCCAATGGAGTTTGAACTTTCACAAACACAATCTCCACAAATATCTGATGTATCAAAAGTTAGAATGCAATTTCCACTTGCAAGAGACTTTGGTACTTTTGCAAATCCAGTAAATGGAAACTGGAAAGTTCAAATCGGCGCTGCGGGTGATGAAACTGCATATTTTGTTTCATATCAACAAAACATTTTGCATACAGATGGTGCTAGACCAGTCGGGCCACAAGTTTCCTTTGATTTAGATCAAAGAACTAGACACCCAAATAGTACACATCCTGGCCTTGCGTTAGCTAAAACATCTTATAGAGACTTTGACACATATACTCATGAAATAGAAATTGATAGTTTTGAGTACATCACAGATCACTCAATGGGCCCGATTGTTTTACAGACAAAAGGTGCAAATTCTTTATCTGGAAATAATGGAGACCAACCATGGAGAATTCGTTTTGATATTTCTAGAGGATATGAAGTTAGAGAAACTTCTCCATATGTTAACGATGCAGTTCTTCAAGTAAGAGGAGATACCGATGCCTCTAATAGTTTTGAGTATTTTAAGTGTCACGTTGCAACCGAATTCCAATTGAAATCAGATGGTGATGTTTCACAAATTGAAGGAAGAGATGGTATTAAAGAAGCTAAGATGAGAGAACCTGGCTTCTTGGGTGCAATGCGTCCTCAGTTTACTGGATATCTAGAAAGTGCATCACACTTAATTAATCCTTTTGTTAATAGAGAACAATTAAGAAATTCTGTTATAACTGATTTTAATCCAATTGCTGGTTTAGTTGGTAGAAAACATTATGATATTACAGGTGCTTTAATCGGATCTTTATATCAACCCTTTGCAGACCCTGCTGGATATACTATCACAAAAAATAACGGAAATGTTGTAGTAGAAGGAATATTAAATGACAATGAATATAGATATGAAGAAAGGTTCTTGGTGGGTTCCTCTACAGAACTGACATATGATACTCCATATAATTCTGGTTCTCTGAGACTTCAAAAAGGATGGTTTAGAAGAACTGGAAAATCGCATCCAGATGTTGCTGTATCGTATCCAATGTCATTTACTGCGACATTTGCAGACCATGGTATTGCAATGATGGTTAGAGACCAAGCATCTGCAGATCAATCAGACGATCACGCATGGTTTGTTGTTCAAAGACACGTTGATTCTATTACTGGTGAGGCTGACTATTCATCAGAACATCAACCGATCCATTGTGTTTATGCAACTTCCGAACCACCAACATTGTTCTCTGATTTAGTTCCTTACTTTACTTCTAAAACAACACAGAGAGAAGAGTCTATTGCATATACTGGTATATATGATGTTGCTGGAAATTACTTGTATAATTTCACAATTGATGAAATGCAAAACCAAGAGTTGCTTGCACTGGATATGGACACCCAAGCAAGATTTAGACGCTTTGTTGTTCGTGAAAAGGATGTTTTGAAACCATGGGATAGACATGTTTTTGCTGGTATTAATGAAACAGATTCTCATGCCGTCCTTAATCCATTAGAACAATTGTCTCTTAATGATAAAGGACAGTTAGTCATTCAATTCCCTAACAGACTTGGGTCACAACGTTTCTTATACACAGGAAAAGAACTCGACTTGATTTCTTTCTGTGCTGCTGGTGCGGTGGGACAAGACACTCTTATCACCAGTGATAGATTTAGTACCACTGGAACAACAGATAAGAGGAGACTGTATAGAGGATTAATGTCATCCGAAGCTTATGGTAATGGTATGAGATTATTAATGCTAGTTGCTGGAAATGGTATCGAAAATACCGATGCAGATACAACTCTACTTACCTCTTAATTGAAAGTTTAAGGTTTCGGTCATACTGAGTATGGCCGAACCTAAATAGTAAGAAAAGAGGAATTTAATGACTAACGCTATCCCAATAAGAGTAGTCGTAGATGGTTCTGGTGATACAACAGGTTTAAGTGAATTTCGAACAAATGAAACGGTAGGTCTGGATCACGGTGGAACTGGTGCAACTAACGCTGCAGACGCTAGAACCAACCTTGGTCTTTCAGCAATTGCAGCATCTGGTAGTTGGACAGATCTATTAAACAAACCAAATACTGACGATATTCCAGAGGGCACAACCAATCTATATTTCACTGATGAAAGAGTAGATGATAGGGTTGCAGCTCTTATTGTCGATGGCGTTGGCATCCAGAAAAATTATGATGATGCCGGAAATCTTCTAAACATCGAAATAAACTTCAGTGAATTTGATACTGATGATATCATTGAAGGTTCAGTTAACACATTCCTTGCAAATAGATCAACTTCTGATATTCCAGAAGGAACAAATCTTTATTTTACAGACGAAAGAGTAGACGATAGAGTTGCAAATCTTTTTGTTGATGGAAAAGGAATTCAAAAGTCATATGATGATGCCGGAAATCTTCTAAACATTGCGATTGACTTTTCAGAATTCGATACTGATGATATTGTCGAAGGTACTGTTAATACTTTCCTATCAAATAGAACAACAGACGATATAAACGAAGGAACTGTAAATCTTTACTATACAGATGAAAGAGTAGATGATCGAGTTGCAAATCTTTTTGTTGATGGTAAAGGATTAACTAAAAATTATGATGATGCTGGTAATCTTTTAAATGTAGAAATTGATTTTAGTGAATTCGACTCTGATGATATTGTCGAAGGCGCAGTCAATACATTCCTTGCAAATAGAACAACTGATAATATTCCAGAAGGTTCAACAAATCTTTATTTTACAGAAACTAGATCAAGAAATTCCATTAGTGCAACTGGAAGTATTAATTACGATCCAGCTACAGGTGTAATAAGTTATACCCAAGGCGATACTGATACAATCGTAGAAGGTGCCACAAATCTCTACTATACAGATGAGAGAGTCGATGACAGAGTTGCAAATTTAATTTTAGATGGGCAGGGAATTACAAAAAGTTATGATGATGCTGGGAATCTTCTAAACATTGCGATAGATTTTACTGAATTTGATTCTGATGATATCATTGAAGGTGCTGTAAATACTTTCTTGGCCTCTAGAACCACTGACAATATTCCAGAGGGTTCAACAAATCTTTATTACACAGAAGCAAGATTTGATGCAAGACTGGCAACAAAATCTACAACTGATCTTGCGGAAGGTACAAACTTATATTTCACAGAAGAAAGAGTAGATGATAGAGTTGCCGCATTAATTCAAGCAGGAGAAGATATTTCTGTTGTATATGATGATGTTGCAAATACTCTAACGATTGCACTAGCATCTAGTATCGATGGAATTAATCTATCAAACAACACCACAGATGATCTTTCTGAAGGTTCTACAAATCTTTACTATACAGATTCAAGAGTAAATATTGCATTTGATACTAGACTTGCAACAAAATCCACTACAGACCTTTCTGAAGGAACAAACCTTTACTACACGGATGCTAGAGTCGATTCAAACTTTGCAGCGAAAACAACAACCGATTTAGCCGAAGGTACAAATCTTTACTATACGGATACTAGAGTTGCAACATATCTTAATAATAATGGTTACACTACCACATCTGCTGTTGCAGCACAGATCGCATCCGTTTCATCCGATTTAGATGATGAGATTTACGATAGAGAACAGGCGGATTTAAATCTACAAAGTCAGATCGACAATTTAGTACTTAATGACTTGACAGATGTGAATGCAAGTTCTCCCACTTCTGGTGATGCACTTGTATGGAATGGAACATCTTGGGTTCCACAAGCTCCGTTTAGTCAGACAGATTTTGACTCTGCATTTGCAGCGAAAACAACAACAGATTTAACTGAAGGTACAAATCTTTACTATACAGACGCAAGGGTTCGTTCTCATGTCGAAGGACAAGATTTAGACCTTGGTTCAAATAAAATTTTATTTTCTAATGTCTATGCAAATATCGGCGACTTACCTTCTGCTTCTTCTTATCATGGTATGTTTGCTCATGTCCATGGTACTGGAAAGGCATATTATGCTCATGCTGGAAACTGGATAGAACTTGCAAATAATACTGATCTTCCAACAAGTACAGATGACCTTCCAGAAGGTTCTACAAATCTGTATTATACAGATACTAGAGTAAGAAGTGCAATCAGTGCAACAACAGGTGTCGCTGGATATGTATCTTCTACTGGTGTTTTCTCAATACCATCGTCAACAGATCATATATCTGAAGGTACAAATTTATACTATACAGATGCAAGATTTGATGCAAGACTTGCTACAAAATCTACAACCGATTTAACCGAAGGTACAAATCTTTACTATACTGATGCTAGAGTTGATGCAAATATTGCATCAAAAACAACTGATGATATTACAGAAGGCACTACCAATTTATATTATACTGATGCAAGAGTTGCGACTTATATAAGTGGTAATAGAACATATGGAAATATCACAACCACTGGTTATATTGCAGGCCCATCCACATTAACTATTGACCCTGCAGGGGTAGGAGACAATACAGGAAAGGTTGTAATTGCTGGTGACCTACAGGTCGATGGCACTACAACAACCATCAACTCTACTACGGTAGAAGTTGACGATTTAAATATTGTATTGGGAAGTGGGGCAACAAATGCAGCTGCTGCCAATGGTGGTGGGATTACGATTGATTTGGGTGCAGATGGTTCTGCGACCTTTACTTATAACTCTACTACTGATGAATTTTTATCAAACAAAGATATTAATGCAAATATAACTGGACAAGTTTCAGATATCAGTAATCACACTACTACCGACCTTGCGGAAGGAACTAATCTTTATTATACTCAATCAAGATTCGATACTGCGTTTGGTGCTAAGTCAACGACTGATTTAACTGAGGGTACAAATCTCTATTATACAGATGCAAGAGTAGATGCGAATATTGCAGCAAAAACAACCGACAATATTGCAGAAGGGATAACAAATCTATATTATACTCAAGCACGATTTGATACCGCATTTGCCGCAAAAGATACAGATGGACTTACTGAAGGTTCTACAAATCTTTACTATACAGATGCAAGAGTAAATACTTGGGCGACTGCAAATCTTGCAAATGTTGCCTTCTCTGGTTCATATGCGGATTTATCAAATACACCTACAGACCTATCAGATTTTACTGATGCAACTGGACTCTTAGATGTCGCAGCGATTACTGTTGGTGATGTTGCACCATCAAATCCAAATGATGGCGATTTGTGGTTTGATTCCACAGAATTAAAAACATTCATTTATTATAATGATGGAACATCATCACAGTGGGTTGAGGCAGCAGGAGATGGTGGGGCATCTGTACAATCTTCTAGTACTGCTCCTAGCAGTCCCTCAGACGGCGACCTTTGGTTTAATGACAACAACCTTAAACTGTACATATATTATAATGATGGTTCTTCAGCGCAGTGGGTCGAGGCATCAGGGGGTATTGCACAGGATACTGACGCAATTCCAGAAGGTAATAACAATCTTTACTACACTGATACAAGATTTGATACAAGATTCGCAACAAAAGACACGGACGATTTAGTAGAGGGTTCTACAAACCTTTATTATACGGATGCAAGAGTTGATGCAAGAATTGCGTCATCTTCATTAGGTTCTACGGACGACTTACCAGAGGGTTCTACAAATCTTTACTATACAGATGCAAGAGTTCAATCGGTTAGTATAAATGAAGTTGTAGAAGATACAACTCCCACATTAGGCGGCAACTTAAACGCTAATACATTTAATATTACTAATATTAGTGCAGATGGTTATAGTCTGCCAGTTGCAGATGGTACAAATCGCCAAGTTATTATGACAGATGGTAGCGGTACGTTATCGTTTGAAAATTTAGACACAATTCATACTGAAGTAACAAACCAAACTGGGTCAACTATTCTTAAAGGCACACCTGTTTATCAAACAGGAACAAGTGGCAATGCAATGACAATTGCACCAGCTGATGCAAGTAGTTCAGCTACAATGCCAGCGGTTGGTGTTTTAGAACAAGATTTAGTATCAGGTGCTACTGGATTTGTTATCCATATGGGTAAAATTTCTGGAGTTGATACAAGTGCGTTCAACGAAGGAGACATAATTTATGTTGCAGTCGGTGGTGGTTACACAAATACTCCTCCAGTTGGTGAAAGTAATCTATTACAAAACTTGGGCCGTATCACAAAAGTTCATGCATCCAACGGCGGCGGCGTTATTATGGGTGCAGGACGTATAAACGCTGTACCCAATCTAAATGACGGTAACATCTTTATTGGTGATTCAAACAATCAAGCAACTACTGCATCATTAAATACCTCTGTACAAAATTATCTATCAAATGTTTCTGGTAGTATCATTCCAGATACAGATGTAACTTATGACTTGGGTAGTTCAACTCATAAATTTAGAGATTTGTATCTAAGTGGAAATAGTATTATTCTTGGTGGAATTACTCTCACAGAATCTTCTGGTTCTCTTTTAGTAACACCAACTGCTGGTGGAGCAAACAACACTTTCGCAACGGAAAGTTATGTAGATACTGCAATTTCAAATCTAGTAGATACAGCACCAACAACATTAGATACTCTCAATGAACTTGCCGCAGCACTTGGTGACGATCCAAATTTTGCAACTACAATTACCAATTTGATTGGAACTAAACTTGCAACTGCTGATTTTAATACAACTGCCGATTCTTGGTTGACAACAAAATCTACTACTAATCTTTCAGAAGGCACCAATCTTTATTATACAGACGCTAGATTTGATACTAGATTGTCCACAAAAACCACAGATAATCTTACCGAAGGTTCTACAAATCTTTATTACACAGATGCAAGAGCAGATGCAAGAGTCGCATATGCAGCATCTGGAGCATTATCAGTAACATATACCCCTACAATAAAATATGCAAGACTAGTATTTGCAACTACGCAAAGTATAGGTGGTAACACGAATACTATACTTAATTTTAATACTAGATCGGTGGACAATAGCACTTCTAATTTACTTACTAATACTTTGGGAGATGGAAAATTCATTATACCAGCGGGAGTAACTAAGGTTAGACTCAGAGCTTCTGCTAATGGATCTAATGTAACAGATCAATTTTTAATTAAAATAACGAAAAATGGCAATAATTCTGTATCTACCAATATTGATATAGACTCTACAGGACAAGAGTTTACAGCAGCATTTACAGGCATTGAGACAGTTGTTCAAGGGGATTACTTTCAGGTATCGGCGTTTTCTCAAAATGCCAGAGATGTTTTAGCTGGCAACTTTACTTGGTTTGAATTAGAAGTTATTGAAGGTTCGATTTTAAATACCACAGTTGCATCTACGATAGAATTAGATCATCTCTCAGATGTAGATACAACCACAGTTGCGCCAACAGATGGACAAGCACTTGTTTGGGATAATACAAATAGTGAATGGAAACCTGGCGATGTAGATGTTACTTCTTCTGACCTTGATATGGGTGGAAATAAAGTTCTCTTTGCAAATATGTATGCAACGGAAGGGGATCTTCCAAACGCCACAACATATCATGGAATGTTTGCACATGTTCACGCAACTGGCGCGGGCTATTTTGCTCACTCTGGTTCTTGGGTTAAACTTGCAAATGATAGTCAAATTGTTGCTCAAGATTTTTCTTGGAGTTCAATAACTGGAACCCCAACAACATTAGCAGGATATGGAATTACAGATGGCTATGTAGACGCAGATGTAGATACTCACCTCAATACATCAACCGCAACATCTAATCAAGTACTTTCTTGGGATGGCACTGATTATGCGTGGGTAGCACAATCCGGCGGCGGAGGTGGTGGAGCTTCAGTTTCAGTTTCAGATACGGCACCAACTTCTCCATCTGAAGGCGACTTATGGTTTAATTCATCAAACACAAAAATGTATGTGTATTTTAATGATGGGACATCTTCTCAGTGGATTCAATCCAATCCTTCTGGAGCAACATCTCCAATCACCGCATCTGATACTGCGCCAACCAATCCAGTTGAAAACAGTATGTGGTTTGATTCTACAGACGGAACACTATATTTTAGATATAATGACGGAACATCTGAGCAATGGGTAAATCTTATTGGAGCTACATCAAATGGCGGTGGTGGAGGCGGCGGATCTTCAGTAACTGTATCTGATACTGCACCAACCACACCAACAGAAGGTGATATGTGGTTTGATAGTAGATATGCGGTTTTACTCGTCTATTATGGAACACAATGGGTAAATGTATCAGGCGAATCTGGTTCATCTACAACACCATCTTGGCAGGAAACAACAAACCACACAGCAAGTGTTGGAGATAAACTCTTTGTTGATTGTAGTGGTGGTGCCGTGACTGTGACTCTTCCAGTGTCACCATCTATGGGAGATGAAATTAGAATAATTGATGCTACAGGAAATGCGTCTACAAATAATATTACTATTGCAAGAAATGGAAGTAATATTCAAGGGGTTGCAGACAACTTAATTATAGATACGGATAGGGCTGCCTTTGGGTTGGTTTATTACAACTCAACTCAAGGTTGGTTGTTAACGGAGAGATAATAAATGACGAATTACGCAACTATAAGATATCAACCAGCGGCAGCAACAACTACAACTGTTGCGGATATGACTGCGTTGATCGCTGTCACAGGGATGTCTAATGGAGATCAGGCTTTAGTACTATCAAGTAATAACTTGTTTATGTATTCTGGTACTGGTTGGTATAAGATTGCGACAATTCAAAACGATTCTCCAACAGCAATCACTGGAGTGAATGGAACCTACGAACTTGCAACTGACGGTACACCTACTGTAATCACAGCAGTTTCTACAGACCCTGAAGGGTTTCCTCTTACGTGGACATATTCTACTTCTGGTTTAGGAAGTATTGCTACAGTATCGCAAGCGGATAATGTATTCACAATTACACCCAGTACTAATGATGATAATGGAGGAACTTTTACTCTTACAATTAATGCAACTGATGGTGTTAATGGTGCAGTGAGTGCAAATACATCGATAGAACTGGAATTTATTATTACAAATAGTAATTATACAACTTTATTAGCAACAGCGGTTGATACATCAAGTAACAGTAACATTACGGATTCTTCAACAAATAATCATACGATCACAGTATTAGGTGACGCTAACGCCGGCACGTTTAGTCCTTATCGTCATGGCGGATATAGTACATATTTCGATGGAACTGGTGACAATTACACTGTGCCTAGTGGCCTTCATCTTGGCACTGGTGATTTTACATTTGAATTTTGGATTTGGCCAGATGAAGATTGGACTAATACTGCCGGTAAAATTTTTATGAACACTGAATCTAGTGGCAGTGGCACCACTTGGACTTTTCATGTATCTAATTATAATGGGTATAATGGTTTAACTTTTGGTTATGGTGTATATGGTTCTTATACTGTAGGAAAATATGTTGATAATTATTGGGTTCCACAGGGTGAATGGACTCATCTAGTCGCTCAAAGAAGAAACGGAACTATAGAAATTTATGTAAATGGTGTCAGTCAAACATTGAGTACATATAATGAAAATGGAACTTTTAGTGATAGTGTAAATTTAACAAGCAATCTAACTACAAGAACACTTTTTAATGGAGCTAAAGCTTATGTTTCAGACCTAAGATTAGTCACTGGTTCATATGTATATGATGGTGATTTTACACCTTCAACTGAAAATATAACAGCAGTAACTAACACTACACTATTAACAAATCAAAATCAGTTTCCGTATCTTGTTGATAATTCACCAAATGCATATACAATTACATCAAATGGTAATACATCAATAAAACCATTTAGTAGATATGACAATTTCAAATACGAAACAGCCGTTCATGGCGGGTCTGTATATTTTGATGGGACTGACGATGGATTGATTATTCCAGCAGCTGCTTGGGATAGAGATGCCGACTACACAGTTGAATGTTGGGCATATGCAATCGGAGGCATGACCATTGCATTGTCAAGAAACAGACAAGCCGCTGATGGTGCAGTTTTCTCTATCGGTGGTAGTTACAAAGTATTCTTGGGTATTGGTAGGGATGATGTCAATACATGGGATTTGACTTATACTGGCAGCGTTGATTTAAGATATCAATGGCATCACCTTGCTTTAACTCACGATGCGAGCGAAAAACGATACAAAATATATGTTGATGGTGTTAATGTTTTCAATGGAACTTCTGCATATCATCCGGGCAGTTTAAATACTGTTTTTAACATTGGGTGTGGTGATACTATGAATGCTGGCACGACTTCTTATAGTCAAGGATGGATTGCAGATCATAGAATTACAGATAGTATAGTTTATACTGCAAATTTCACTCCACCAACTGCTCCTCTATCTTCAACTGGATCAGTGTTACACATACAAGGCACAGACGCTTCGATCATAGATAAGTCTCAAAACGCTAACCTAAAGTTGATTGGTAATACTACTGGTTCAACGACTCAGGTTAAGTTTGCAGACACTAAGTCAATGTATTTTGATGGCAGTGGAGATTATATAAAAACTTCTGCCAGTACAGATTATGATTTACCGACAGACTTTACTATTGAAGCTTGGATATATCCTACAGCATTATCCAGCAATCATCTGATAGTAGATACCTACAGCGCATCTCAAGCGGGTAGTTATCAATTGTATTGGAGAAGTACTGGTGGTAGTTTGGCCTTTTATACTCAAGCAGATGGTGTATTATTACAGGATCCTAGTGGCTCAAATATCCAAGTCAATACTTGGCACCATGTCGCTGTATCTAGGTCTGGTAATACGATTAGAATGTTTGTAGATGGCACACAGGTTAACAGTACTACCCTTACTAGAGACTTAACACATGGAATTCCAGTAGCAATTGGATATCAACAAGCGACAGGTACTAATTATTTTGCTGGTTATATTCAAGATGTAAGAATTACTAAAGGTCTCGCAAGATACACCGCAAACTTTACACCACCAACAGAACCACTAAAAGGATAATAGAAAATGGCAATCAATTTTCCAGATAGTCCAACAGATGGAGATACACATACAGTTGGTTCAAAGGTTTGGACTTACAACGCAACCAAGGGTGTTTGGATTGCATCTATATCTGCAATTCCAACAGAAATTGGGGCAATAAATGGTCATATAATTCCAGACACAAATATTACATATGACTTAGGGTCGGCAGAAAAGAAATTTAGAGATTTA